TCAACTAATAAGTATTCATCGCAAGTGTCTCGGCTACCCTATTCCCAGATAGCCACGCTTAACCCTCGACTATTTCCATCAGCGTTTCACCAATCCCATCTTCTCTAGAGCAGTAAAGGCAGAATTCATTTTCTCTCGGGGCAAATGCTGAGAAAGTGCGCGCATAATCGAACCCGTATTTGATTTGTCCTCAATGTCCTCAAATAATTCCCGTAGCCTCACTTGGAAAGTCCGCTGCTCCAGAACAATTTGGAGGCAATGCCCAATGCGAATCTCAGATTTGGCAATCTGCTGAGTTGTAAACTCTTCTGCCAACATCTCCTTGATGTCATCGACAGTAGGAATATCCAAATGCTCGAAGGAGTTACGAATGGTGGGTAGAATAATTGACTCAGGAATTGAGGATGTCGTCCAATGCATCGCCTCGATCATCTCGGGCTTGCACTTGAAGGGATACCACTTGGGTAGGTCGTCATCCTTGTTGGTGCCTAGTACGTAAAAGACGTAACCCTCGGTGCCAATAACGTAGGCATCACCCTCTGCCTTGGGATCATCTCGCTGGGCATTGACCTTACGGTTGGTCTCATTGGATTCTAATCGGAGTCTTTCGTATAGTGCCAATAGGTCATCTGCATTTCGACATGTTTCCAGAATCTGTAATTTGGGAACTCCAATGTTCTGCATGATATCAGCAGGAGTAGTTAACTTAGCATCTTCCTGACGGACAGCGAAGAGCAATCGGGTCTCAAGGTCATCCTCGTAAAGAATAGTATGATGATTACGAGCACCGTACAATTCGTACGAGCAAGTATATTCTCCGGATCGTACAATTGGATTTACATCAATCTCGGGATACTTTTCCAGCATCTCTTTCCAAAGAGCAATGAAGTTTCCGAAGCGACTCTCCTGTAGCACAGGAGAGAGCCGTGTCTTGTAAGTTACGTAACGCCGGCCAAGCACGTCCGTATACGAATACTGGAGGATGTTGGTACCATCCAACTTCTCGTATGCATGCACCGAGATGACCTTTGCTGGGAATCGTTGGTAATCGCGATTCTCTTCACCCTTCGAAGAAGTGGTAAAGGGATAGGCTAGTTTTGTCGTGCCATAGATAACCTGTGGCGGCACTGCGGCACCATTGACGGCCGTGATGACCAACGCACCGTAACGGAAGTCTCCTTGCCGACAAAGACTGCCAGTTAATGTATTGCCTTGATTGAAAGGATCTTCGACGTTGTCGAAGTTCTGCATCGTTGACGCAACAGCCCCCAACAACGTTGCAGCATCGATCATTCGACGCTCGTCTTCAGTGTCTCCATTGAAGGGCAATGCCTTCGTCCAAATTCCATGCTTTTCGTAATGAGTGTAACCTGGGCCCGGCACGTTCCGGGCCAAGACGGAAGTAACCGTTTGAGGCTCCGCGCGGTCCATGCGGATTCCCTTGATGTTCCAAAGCTGCGCACGAGGAGAATAGCCCCCGGCCTCACCCAGTAACATCACTTCGTATGTCAGCATGTTGGGATGCAACCCAAATGCCTTGACCCTGTCGTGCAGATATAAATCATCGAAATGCAAAGCCTTGACGGCTTTGATAATAGCGTCATTCTTGTTAAGCATCTTTCTTCTCCTGAAATAGATCGGATAGATCTGCATCGTTTTGTAGTGCTGCAATTTCGTCTGAGAATTTCACCAAAAGAACTCCTCGGCTCTTGAGGTGAAAGGTCACAGGAGTGTGGGGAGCAATAGTAGTCAGATCGGTGGTAATAAAATCGTTACCATCGATATCTCCGGGATACATGACTAAATGTAATGTTTGGCGCGTGACGAGTTTTCCGTCACGTAGTAGCTGCTCATACTGATCCTGAATGTCATCATACTCTGATGCTTGCACTAAGACTCCTAAGACTGGGCCCATGACTGGAATCGAACCAGCGACCTGCGTATTACGAGTACGCTGCTCTACCGGGCTGAGCTACATGGGCATTTGGTAAGAGGGCCGGAGAGGGGGTTCGAACCCCTGGCCTACTGATTACAGGTCAGTTGCTCTGCCAACTGAGCTACTCCGGCTTCTCTTTACTTTACGGGTTTAGTTCATCCCAATCCCTGTCAGAGGCGTCATCCCATGCGTCTCCTAGGAATGCAACAACCTCAGTAGTAGAGTCAAACATATCTTGAATAGTTAGCGCAAACCCCCGATCAGCTTTCCAAGTCGCAATATGTCCTGTATCTACCACTAACTCACCCGGATTTTGAAAACGGGAATTAATGTGGCGTGTAGCTAACAGTTCCTTCAACTCCTTCAACTTATCAAATGCTGCTCCATCGTCTGGCATGTTACCTCACTTTGAAGACTATGTCATCTCCATCGATAGCCACTTCCGTGAACTCCCCTAATCCCATCGCTTCGGCGTCAATCACGGCCGTATGCACGGTATCTATTCCACGAATCCGTGCAATAACATTGGCGCCTCCGTGGGATAACATATTTACAGTGACTTCACCTGCTTCCAGATCGACGCGGGCTTCGTCTAGTTGTTCTTCCAGAGCTTCCTGCCTGACGCGAAAACCTTGTGGATCATCTGCCATTACTTGTCGTAGTATCCCGCGGCATCGGCCAGCACACTAATAGTATCCCATGAAATAGTTACACCGAGAAACTGTAAGAGCATCTTCTGGGCTTCCTCGGTGCCCTGTCCTCCGCAGCCAAGTACGGTGCCAGGTCCTTCATCATAGGATTCGCAAGCAGCAACTAAAGCCGCAACATCTAATGATGGAACAATACATCCTTCATTAATAATAGCGATTTCCCTCTCTGCCTTTCGCGAGGACATTTGTGGTTCGCTATTGGTGTATCCTTTGAATCCCGGAGGCATTAATCAATCGTCCCAGACCAAGTAGCATTGGGATTGGCCTCGAACGATTTGCAGCGACGAATTTCCCAGATGCCCGCGGACATTTCTTCCAGGGGCTCATGCTCGGGATGATCCACCATAAAGGCAGCAGCCGACTCAATCCAACCCAATAGATTGCCCTTCGTCTTCTTGGTGCTTTCCCGCAAGGTGACGACCCCAGTTACGGGAATAAATGCGTGGCTCTCAAAGGAAGCTACTGGTCGAGGATCAGAAACCTTCTGACCAAAACTTTCCTTCTTGGTGAAAATCAAGTCGCCCTGCTGGGCATCAATATTCTCGGCACGGACGTTGCCTGCCATGAATCGATAACACTCTTCGATCAATCGGCAAGAGGGAGTAGGATTACCATTCTTGGAACGATTGGGATGGACTCTGTGGAAGTGCACCCTGGTACCATGTCGGTTCGTCCGTTCGAAGATGATGAGGAATGTAGGGTAGCCCTGGTTGCGAGCCGTGCCCGTCAATGTGTAGTACATCAAACCATAGTCATCTCGGCCGTTGAGCTTCTCGGCCAAGTCGTGTTCGACGACGCCCCCGGTACTACTGGTGAAGTCACCAGGATCATTCATTCCTTCTTCGAATAAGACGAAGCGGTCGGAGTAGCAGTAGGAAGTACCGAAACCGTAGATTCGTAACGCGGCGTAAGGCACCGTAACCACACGTGTTTCCAGGTTGGCTTGCGGAGTCAATGCCGATCGTTCCTTGACCGTGCCATTGTCATTGGTGTCGGTCATGGACAATTCCGATTCGGACTGCACGAAGCGCGGCATACACTTCCAACGCTTGCGTCCTTCAGTATGACGCTGAAGAAAATTCTCCAATTTGAACATGAAGGCCATGTATGAACTCATGCGATGGGTGTATGTCCCACGCGTTGCTGCGCGTGCGGCAATCTCGAAGAGCACTTCAGCCCAACCCTTGCGCTTGAGTGACTTCTCCCACAAATCGAATTCGATATTGACCAGCTGATTCTCTTTGCCTGGTTCGTGGAAAAGAGCAGCAGGAAGCTTGCCTGCGGAGATTGCCGCATGGGTCAACTTATGGCGCTTCTCATCGATGCCCAGCATGGAAGCCTTGTCGGCATTGCTCTTCAGCTTGGCCCAATTTTTCTTCTTATCTTTCGCAACAACTAGTTCCTGTGCGCCAGGCATTCCCACACACAACTCCCGAATGAGTTCTTGCCCAGTCCTTGCCTCGCGATAGCCCCTATGCCGGAAGGGATCATCCTTCTTGTGCGTCCTCAATTGATTCATAACTGAATTCAATGCCGCCGCCAAATCTTCATATTTCTTACACTGCTTGAGCATGGCAGCGATCAATTGATTATTACTGACTCCTCCGGAGGACTTTCCATAATGCAGCATATTATAGCAGGCATATAGCATTGGCTCTTCTGGGAGCTTGGCCAATATTGCTGCGATGTCTTTACGTTTCTCCACAGCCTTCAACGCAGTCTTATCAATGGGTTCAATAGTGTGAGTCTCTAAGAAGCGCAACCAGAGCTTATCGTTGCCTAGTTCGTACGTGCCGTGCGCGTCAATATGCTGTACGACTGCCAATGAGTCAAGATTCACGCTTACTGGGCGTGACTTGCCAAAGAATTCGGAAATGCCCGAACCATCCTTTTGCAGGGCTGTTGGAATGGGATAATGGAATCGCAATTCACCTATAGCTGATTCCTTTGTAACTAAATCTGTTACCTTTAGCTTGATATAATTCCAAGGAACTTTTTCGCCACGGTTATATCCCTTGCGATAGAAAGCGTCGGTGGCGTAGTACCACTCTTGGTTATCCTTGTGATATGCTTCTCCTTCAGGAACGACTGCTATGAAGGGAGACTTGCTATCGGGAATCTCCTCAAGCCACCAAGAAGCTTCGTTCGAGGATGCTACTTGAAGGTTACCTTCTTTATCCCTGAAGGCCAGAACCTGCGCACTAGCAGTAAGATCGATGACACATTTTTCAACAGCACCGTCGATAATATCTTTGTTACTTCTGAATGTTATCACACTATCTCCTTTGGCGCCTAGCCGCGCGCACTTCTGTCTTGAGCCATTCACCGAACTCTTTCGCTATTCTTTTATCTCGCTCAACTGAGCTTTCGGGTCTCATTACTTTTTGTCTTTGGCCGTAACAAGGACTCTCTGTCTTATCTAATGCTGGCGTATAATCCAAAAGCCCTTTAATATATGGCTGTAGAGTAATAATTAAATCACAAAAATCTTTGTTACGGTAAAAGCACTTCCGACTATTTAGATTCTTGATTAATGTAGTGGCTCCCATAATATACTGGAATTTACTAACTCTAGCACGACCGGGGGCAATAAATCTAATATGTTGTAATAACATTGCAGGGATGGTATTCTCAATGTACGGCTTTAATCCTTTACACAAAGTAACCAGAAGGCTAATAGGAATATTACCAGAGGCTACCTTCTTCTTGCTTTTTTCTGCTAAAGACTTGACAGTACGACTATATGCGGATGGCTCATAGGATACTTCTAAGTAACTATTATTGTTAGTCTTAGTCCGAATCACAATAGCGGTATCTTCTTTTAAGAATAGTGTTTCTGAATACTGACCCAATCTAATGCATTTGTTAATATTAGGTCTGGAATTCAACAGCACTTTACCCAAACGCTTTGTCATGGCAATAGTATCTGCATCGATCTGCAGAAATATTGGTGTATCTAGTACGGTGTAGCTCGCGAAGCTCTTTAATACAAAGCTACCCACATCACAAGGATTCATGTCAGATAATGTCTTATAGGGATCTTCCGTTGTAATAATTCTTAGTACGCTTTTCGTACTGTCATAATAACCAATAGACTGTTTAATACGCCAAATTTCTCTGACATGAGGTTCGTGGGCGGAGTCCGACAAATTACTATCATAAATCTTTTCTAATTCCTTTACATTAGTATCCTCCGGATTTGGTGGTAACCAAGGGACTTCTTCCGGAGTTGAACCGACACTGATGTCGACCCCGACCGAATGCAGTATACGCTGCACCTCGGGGTCGACGTCAGGTCTTAGTGTGTCGTTGGCCACTCAGCCTTTGTCGTCAGCTCCGGGCGCTTCCAATTCGGGAAGGCTCGGAATGATGCCATCGACATCCAAAGAGGTCAGACTCGCGGCCAGGCGCTGGCCTTCCTCCGACTCATTCAACACTGCCTCAGTCAGTGCCGCGGTGGCGCGCCGCTCCAGTGCTCCCATGTTTGCCAGACCCTGCTGCACGGTGGAGATATTCTCTCCCAAGGTACGCAGGTAGTTGGTGGCGTCCTCAATCCTGGCCTCCAATGCGGCGAATCCCTCGGGCAGATCGTAGGTACGCGTGAGGGACAATTGGTTGTAACTCCGATTCTCGCCGGAGTCGGACTTCAAGACGAAGTTGACCTGCAGCTTATCATCTTTGACGATATGCGTACGATTCGTATTGATATTGAAGCCCATGGCGTTCAGGGCATCTTCGGCTTTCTTCATTTCCTCCACCAACAGGGAATCTGCCGTCGTCTTGAGCAGATCCTTCGCTTCGCGCTGGGCCCGCATCCGCTTGCTATTGGTCTGGTGAACCCGCGCCTCCAGCTCGGAGCGGCGCTTCATCAATTGCGTTTCGTAGCGCGAGACCGCCACGGTGGCCAAGTCCTTACGAGTGAATTGGATGTCTCCACCCACCTTGAGTCCGGAACGAGTTGTCTCGATCAGTTCGCCCTTTTTGCCTTCGATCATCGTCTTCTTCTCCTAGAACAGGTTTTCTGGATCATGGCTCGACCATGTAACTACACACGGCTTTGCTTCAAGCTTCTTCATCTAATATCTTTAACGAGGATTTCCAGTTAATTTCTGCATAGTGCTCACAATTATCAGCACCATAACTATATCTATCTTCTTGCCACACGTAGATTGTTCCGTGATTTTGATTATCAGTACCTTTTACAATTTTTACTACAACCCCCTTATGTCCATTACTGTCTGATACTCTATCTCCTCTTTTGAGGACTTTATTTTCATTTTCTTTCTTGCGCAATACTTCCCAGCCGCCCATTACGTAGTCTCCACAAGAATGGCCTTATCCCGATGCTCTGCAATAAAAGCCAGAGCTTGTTGCAAACCCTCCTCGAAGTCAATAGGCTGCAGCTTTATGCTTAGTGATGCATAAGGTTCGTCGAATCCCTCGCTACGAGACCTGACGGGGTGTCTACCTGTAAACACACCCGCAGGTGTTACCCCCGCATCATAGGCCATCAGTAAGATTTCGTCAATGGATCCCAACATATGTAACCCTGCTCCGTAAGGATCTTTGCTAAACCTTGGTGGCATACCGCCTCGCGATCTCAGCTGCTATCCCTGTGGTATTTAGTGGTGCGTAGACATCAGGAATGATCACGATTTCGGCTTTCCCCGCAATGACATCTTCCGGCTTGAACTCATCATTCTTGAAGACCCTATTCGGCTGGAACAGGTCAAGTGCTCGACGCCAGTCATCCAGCCCCTCCATAATGAATACGGCGCCCACGTATCGAAGGGCATCTACAATGGCCATGCGCATATGCTCGGGCACGAAGGGTCGATCATCACCCTTACCATTCCGTAACGTGTCATCACTGTCAACACCGACAATCAGCAGAGCGCAACGTCTGCGACAGCGTTCCAAGTAAACCAAGTGCATGTAATGGAAGAGATCCCAGCCCCCGCTAGTCATCCCCACGACCCCATTCACCGTGGATAGATGCTGCTGGAACCATTCGACGGCGTCGCGATCATTGAGGTTGATGATCATCGTCCTCTCCAAAAACAGGTGGCTAGTATTATAGTTCCCAGTAAATATCCATAAGCATGTAGACGACCGACAACAGGAAAAATCTCAGGAAAAAGACGTTCCCATAGGAAAGTCATTTATCCTCAACCCCATTCGCTAGCAGAGCATCAATGACACCAATCATCTGGTCACGATACACATCTTCCCATTGGATGACAATGTCCATGAAAGACCACATTTCCAGAGGAACCAAATCTTGGAAGCGTATGCCATAATTAGCTTCATGCTGCGCTACCTGACGGGCAAATTTTGCTCGAACATCAATATGTAAATCTTCTTTAAAGTTGCCCCGCAAGGCCTGCAAGGCTTCTTCTTCATCTTCAGTCAACGGTCTTCGTTTTTCGGTCATCCCAGGATATGCCACTTTCTAAGTAAGTTGTTATAACTATTGGTGCCATCGTACAAATAGCCATCATCCGATAGGCTATCATGCTTCATAAATAACGGCACGGCGTGATCGTATCGAACATCATGCAAAACCAATCCCCACGATTTAATATCGCGTCCTCTATTGGAACTAAAAATACTACGCATCTCCCTGTAGGCTATCTTTGCTTGGGCAATAGCGGAGGGACCATCGCAGTCGAATAAAACATTTGCGTAAACAATGGGATGGCTGTTGTATGAATTTTTATACTTGAATGGTTTGTATCGTGAGAATCCTTTAGGCCCAGATGACTTACCACGAACCATCTGAGCTATGATGATAACAAAATCTTGACTGCTCGGCATTACTTCTTTAGTACGATGGGAGTCCAGTCAACATTGGACCAAAGCGGATCCTCGGGTAATATTTGGCGAGGAGGAATCGCATTAGCAGGCAATGTCCGATGAGGATCCGTAACCTCTTCGATGCGAGGATCATGATCGTCCATGACAAACATAAGGTCCATGTCTTCATCTTGATCTTCTAACATCTCAGCAGCTGCTGCTAGTTCTTCCGCCGCAATTATCAAATCCCGAGGGCTACCCACGTGTTCAAAATATCTACGAAGAGTTATCGTTATCATGTTTCTCCTATATAAAACTGTAGCATTCGTTTTAGCGGTCCTCCACCCCGACGGATTACATTAATGAATTCCACCTTAGTGACAGGCTGAAAACCAACACGACCATGCTCCATACAAAAATCGACCTTCGAGCCCGGACAACTGACATATCGAAGACGATAATGTTGATGATTAAAACTCATCGAATGCCTAATTGCTTTAATTGAAATGGGCTGTAGGCCAGCGGAATGTGTTTCGAGGTATACGTACCAAGCACGCTGCGATTTAGCTAGGATGCCGTGAGCAGGCTTGACATCGTTCAAGGACTTAATTAGATTGTCTAGTTGGCTGGGATGTGCTATGCCTGAGGGAGCTGCCGCATAGGGACGCTGGGCACAATCTTCTTCTAGCAAGGCAATATATCTTGTGACCAGGCTATCTACCTCGGCAGACAACTTTTTGAACTGTCGTAATCGCTTAAGATAGAAATGCACTTGCCAGGGAGCAAGATTTTGCACCTTCTCAGTTGCCCTACGATTAAATCCACGTTGCACATGCGCAGGGTAGAATCTATGGGAAGGCGGCAATAAATTGTGTAGCTGGAATGAGAATGAAACTAATGATCTAGTTGCGGATAGAAGTTTATTGATCTTTTCTAGGTCAGCAGGTAGTGTCAAGGAAGCAAGCTAGTTGTCAAATTAATCTGATCAAAGAATTCTTTCCGGGTCTCTGGCTGCGTGCGGAAAATTCCGCGAACGGCGGAAGTCTTAATCCTAACTTCGGGATGCTCTGCCCCACGACATGCCATACACATGTGTAGTGCCTCCGTATATACTGCGGACCCTACCGTCTGCATTGAGGGAAATGTTCGAAACTGGTCAACTAGTTCAGCACTAAAATCAACGAGCTGCTGTGCCCGCTCTTCCTTATTAACATCTACCTTCTGAGCAAGTTCTTCCATCTTAGCTTGTAGCTGCACTTGCTGATTAGGATCGGGCTCATAGTAAAATACATTAGCTAGATCATGTGTAAACTGTTCCTGCAGTACAGGACGACCAGCTAATAACTTTGCAATACGAGTTAGTTTTGAAATACCAATTACCTTGTCTTTGGGGACATATGCAATTGTCACTCGATAGATGACGGGAAGCAGATGATGTGGACACATGCCAAATACCAAGTTGCCTTGTGAGATGATCATGTCTCGCATGTTACCTGCGGGAAATATCTTCGCAAGCATGCCATCAATCTCTGTGTGGATAACGCTCCGTGGCTGAATCAACTGCAGCAATGCCTTTGCTGCCCGCTCGGGTGTTCCCTCAAAGTTGGCAACATCATTAGGAGAGGAATAGCCCATCTCCTTCATTGTGTCAACAATCTTACTATAGGCTGTAGTCAACTTCTTATGATGAGTCATCATTACTCCTGAAAGGGTCGGGATGCCAGCGAGCAACCCATAAATAATCTTTAGCATCTTTACCAAAGCTAAGTAAACGAGTTTGTTGGTCGTGATACAAGATAGTTATAGTTTGATCATCTTTGGGATCAATACGATAGAACATCCCAAGATACCATCGTTTAATTATCAAGCGAGGATTATCTTGGTACGATAACTGATATCCTACCAGTTTTCCATTTGTAGTATGATGTACTTCTAGTGAGACAGAGGAATCTCCAGGGGAATCCGTTACAAGGGTATCCTCAATCGTCTCATCAACCTTGAGGACGTATGTATTTTGTAATTGGATAATATTCCACAATGGTAATGTATTCCACCGCATTACTACTATTCCTTAAAGGCTTCTCCTATGCGTGTAACCAATGAACGGCATTCATACTCCTGCATAATTTTAGCAAGACGAGCAAGATCGCCTGTGATGATGGTATCGTATGAAACATCGCGAGCAAGACTGACAATATCAAACATAGTCTCAATCTGCTTACGCTGATTATATAATGAACCATACACTTCTAGAGGAAGGTCCAAATCATCATCGGCCAAGTCAAAGAACTCTGAGGGGTTGGTTGCTTGTCGAATTAGCGGAACAATATGGGCATGTTTCTTTCGACCAAGACCCGTAACCGATGGAATGTTGTCGGATTTGTCTCCATAAATTGCTTTGTATAATGGAATATGCTGAGGACCTATACCTCCAAAGTACGCTTCCAAATCATCCATGCGAATTGTCCTCTGCTGCAATCCCACAATATCAACTTGTGCGTTCATTAGCTGCCACATATCATGATCGGTGGTAATGATTTGACAAGGTATGCTCTGCTGCCGCACAAACGAAGCGATAACGAAATCAGCTTCTTCTACTGCGTTATGTAACCATATTCCTGGAATAGCTTTACATAATTCAACCACATCGGCCACGGGACTAAATGATGGTTTAATTCGTCCAGCCTTGTACTCGGGATACGCTTTCTTGGCCCGAACGGGAGTACCATCAGTAACGAATACAAACATCGCTGTTCGTTGCGGGGCTGCGAATCCACCAATTGCTGAACCCAGTATTGACAATAGTGAATTCATAGTTCCATAAATATGACCCGAAAATTTTCGGGTGGAAGTTTTGGACCATTGGTTTGCCGTAGACTGGCGCCAGGCCAAATTGCTGACATCAATAACCAGAGCAATATCCGCTTTGCTCAGCGAATTAGTTGCGATAGTCGTCGTTCCGAACAGTGGTTCCATCTTTCCTCTCGTTGACTAATTCCATAATAAGTCGCTTCTTCTGGCAACCGCCAAAAGCGGAAATTAGATGCCGCAAGGCTCCAGCCGTATGCCCAAGCTTGCCAATCACTTTTCCGACATCTTCGGGATCAACTTCAATTTCCACGATACCGGAATACTTAGATGCTGTAATTGCGACTTTAACTTCTTCGGGCTTGTCTACTAATTTACAAATAATTCCATGAATAACGTCTTCTAGGGTCATCTCGTTAGAACTCATCTTTCGGGCCTCCTGTTAGATGGCTTGTTCTTCGTCATCATCTTCATCTGCTAGTGTGTAGTCGGCTGGACCGTCATGATGATTGACGGACATTGTAGCAAAATCTTCGGATAAATAGAAATCGTACAAGGGAGCATTTCTGGCCTTATGCTGAATTACCCGGATGATATGAGTAGCACGTTCGTCGTCCGTGTACCGCCACATCCAGACATAATTGGCATGTTCCGCAATCGCTCTCGAATACTTAACTTGCATATCTTCATTCATCTGCGTCAATGCAACCACTACACAATTAAGTTGTCCCCCCAGGATCTTTAGCTGTCTAGCCGTAGCTCCTAGCTCTTCCCATTGTTGTGCACCACTTTTGGGTGAATCTAGTAGATTTAAGTAATCAACAATTAATACATCGGGAGCTAGGGGCTTAAAGTACATCAGTAATTCACCAGTGGACAACCCAGGCTGAGCGAATACTGTGAACCTTGCTTCGTTTAGTTCCCCGTAATCTTCGAACTCCTTCCATGCTTTATAGATTTTTAGTTTCTGTGTAACACTATAGGCTCTTCGTCGTAGTAGGTCGTGCTGAACTCCACTAACGTTCGCCAGAACCCTTTCCATGTACTCATCTTCATCCATTTCCAGAGTGACGAGAGCAACCCTTGCGGGGTTGTAGTACATGTTAAGTGCCATCTGCATGCCGGTGACTGACTTTCCGCCACCATAATTTGATGCTAAGATTACTAGGTTACCTCGGGCAAAACCCCCAGTCTTCGTATCGAAGACCTTAAATCCCGTGCGGATTAAGGGTGGCTTGGACGACTCTAGAATCTTCTTAATCTTTTCCTCAGCGTTGCTGCCCATGCCAGCATGTAGCATCTTAATACCCTCGCTACTGCGCCGGGCGGCAACTAATTCTGTCTCTAAGACATTTAATCCTTCTTCTGCTGCCGCTTCTCCTGAACCAGCATACGTGTCTGCAATCTGAGAAGCCGCACTAAGAAGATGTCTGACCTTGCGATGCTCATCCAACGTCCGAAAGATTGCTTGAGCGTCCTCTTCAGTGTGTACGGCTTTTAAGGTGTCTCCCGCAAGTAATGCTCTTGCGGAGTCACTAAGGATGGGGTCGGTGGAAAAGATGATGCTGGATGGAAGTTCGTTACCCGCTTGCATTAAGGAAGAGATTCGATCGAATACCTCTAAAGAGGGCTGATATCCAAAATGGTCACGCCAACAAATGGTTAGTAATTTATTTCTAAGAGCATCCTTGCCGTCAAGTATAGTCTTGATAGCAATGACCTCTGCCTTAGAATTGAATTTCCGCATTATTATTTACTTTACAGATCTACCTATTTAGAAGAATTCGGCAAACTTTCCTAACGCCAATATCTTTTGAGAAGATTCTTCAAAGCCATCACAATGACCAACTTGTGAAATACTCAACTCTCTTAATGCTTCAGAATGTTTAAGATGCATATAAGCATGCTTACTACAAGTGCCCCATATTCCGGTCAAGCTTGCATGTGAACACAGGAAGCAGCAGGGCTGAATTTTATATTGAAGCTTCTTTAGTACCGCTCGTTTGTTCTCGTCCATGCTTTAGCTCCCAAACTTCATCACCTTTTCGGTGATTGCATCCAAAACATGCTATTGCTAAATTGTCCGGATTATATCTTTCCCCGCCTTTACTTATCGGTTGGACATGATCAACCGTCGCTAATAGGCCCAACGTTTTGTACTTGCGAAAAACTCTCTTCCCACAATAAACACATTGTAACGTACCCTTGTAAGATTTCTCCTGTGTTCTCATCCAACGATTACGAAAATGTAACCAGGTACGCCAATGTGTCCTTAAATATTCTGAATCTTGTGATCGTAATTGTTGCCATAAAGCCAACGCACCTGCAAAAGACTTACTACAAGGATTATCGTTTTGAATTATGTGGATTATTCTAGTATGTCTTCCAATATGCTGTTTTACGAACATGGGCGGAAAGCCCCGTCCGAACAAATACCGGACGGGGCTCCCTACCTAATCTACGGAGCTACTCGTTCGGACTTGTCCCAGGCCCGCCAGCGAAGAGCAATGGATGAATCCTCGAAGGGTAGCAGGCGGTTCCAGTTCTTGCGCTTGCCAGCCTCTCGATAGTTTTCGGTCCAGGAGCCTTCGATCCACACTGGAACCTTATTGCCCAATCCATGTCGGTAATAGGCCAGCTCCGTGGCTCGAGTCGCGAAGCGGAGCTGGGCCAGGGCGCCCTCCATCCGACGACGCTCACGGGAAGCACGAACCAGATCTTCCTGCGTTTCATCGAAGGAAGCGAACTCGCCATCCACCGGAGGAGTCTCCACCTCAGCCTCGAAAGCTGTGAACGTCTTGGCGACTGTGGCGTCTCTGGTAGACTTGGGCCATTCCTTGGGAGCGGACTTCTCACCCAGTGGGAAGGTGACCCCAACGGACAGAAGTCGCTCGACCTCATTCTTGCAGAACTTTGCATATTCGGTCAGCCTGACGATCATCGTCTTACTGAGGAAGTAATGCCTGCCGTAGAAGGATGTCCACCTATTGGGATGAACGAAGTGCTTGAATGTGATCCTGCCATCGACATAGCCATCCCAGGCATCTGCCGCATCCAGGAAGTTGTTCTCCTTCGCGGAGGGCAAGAATTCGATGGTCTTCCAACCATCGTACCATTCACCATCGAGTCCGACGATCATGAAATTACGGGGTGCTCCCACCGAATCGGTTGTCATTACGTTAGCGTCATCGATTCGAACGCTGAACGAGAAGACGTCCTTGTTGGAGACCAATCCCATCATCTTGCCGTGGCGATTGCCTGCACTGACGACATGCTCACCTTCACGGCGGGTACGTCCCCGTGCACTCTTGTATGCTGGAATATTGATGACGGCGCCACGATCCACCAGGGCTGCCATGAAGCAAGCCAGGTCTAGATCGATAATGCTATCCGCGCCACGATGGGGACTACGACTGAACAAATCGAACTTCCAATGATTGAGCAATTGCTCAAGAATTGTATCAATGTCTTGCGAACGAGTCAGTATGGACTCGAGATTGTTCTGGAACTGAGATCTGTCCAAAATGTTTTCTCCTACAGGTTTCTATGTCTTTGTGTCAACTTGCCTTCGAAGTACAATGCATAATGCAAAATACTATATAGCCGGGTGTCAAAGAAAGTTACCGGATCCATTCCAGCAACAGCCACAATGCGAGGTACTCCCTCATAACACCGCAGCCAATCTCGTACGTCCTGGACTCTAGGACGAGTCGAATCAACTGTTACGTTATGAATCATCACTATTTTAGGATTGATCATTGTATCATATTGAGTATTGGCTGGATCCACGACGAGTACATCACCAGTATCGCTTCTCTGCTGAACCATGGAACGCACCGCACTAAAGCCAGCAGCTAATGCTAGATCGTCCGTGGGATCGGAGCCTATACCAATAATCACACCGGATAGTTTTTCTGGTTCTTGCATTTTGTCTAGCCATTCCTGTTGTCGCTCTGCATTGATGACTGTTCTTTCTGTAACAATGGGTCGCGGTACCAGGATCGAATGATCAATATGCCAGTAGCGTTTGGGAATTCCTGCCAAGTACAAAATCTTCTCGGCGGGACTAGCCTTGTAATAATCAACTGTTTTTCGCATTAGAAAAGCTTAGTCATTTTTAGAGGCTTGTCCGTTGCAGCCACTAAACTATTATAAGCCGCTTTGTCTATTTGTCCATCGGAAGTTATCATCCCAACATTTTGCAAATAGAGGAGTAACGATCGTCTAATTAATGCCGGAATACTCTCGACGTGTCCCGATTGTACAAGACGTACCAAAATATCCGCTAGCTGTACGTCTTTATGATACAGACGAAAAGACGCTTCAAATGTGGGGCGAGTTCTTTTGCGTGACATTATACAATGCCCGGCGGAAATCTAGTTCCGCCGGGCCCTCGTTTACTTTCTACTGCTCGGCCAGTAGTAGCTCCGATAGCTTGTCCTGCTGGCCGTCATCAATGCTATTCTCAGTGGCGAAGAGACGAACCATGCGATTGACCGCCTTCGCCCCGGGAACACCCTTACCGATCAGATCCTTCATCTGAGTAACGGTGTCCTTGAATTTCTTGGCATCTAGCCAGGAAGGAAATCCTTCTTCTTCTTCGGGCTCTACAGCCACCGCGGGGGTAGTCTCAACCTCGGGCGCGACTTCAGGCTCTGGCTCGACCTCGGGCGCGACTTCAGGCTCTGGCTCGACCTCGGGCGCGACTTCAGGCTCTGGCTCGACCTCGGGCTCCTCAGATGCCTCGACTACGGGTCCAGGGGCTTCCGAAGACACTACGGGTTCTGGTGTCACGACCACAGGCCCCGAAGCACCATCAATGATTATTGGAACACAACCAGCAGGCTCGCTGGACATGTCGAAGAAGCAAGCCTTAAATCTGATGTCATCATCCACCCGCTGTGGGACGACCACCAGTGCGGAAGATCCCATCTTGATGCACACCGGCTGTGGGTTTTTACAAACGACCACTGTCGCCAAGGCTCCATCATAGAAGAAGTCCGTATTGTCGACAATATTAACGGCAAGCTTCTGCTCGAAGCGACCATCTTCATTCGACTTGCTACGGCAAGGACGATCGGCCACTTCAGTGACGGGAGTATTGGGATCAAACCCCCGATCCTTGCATGTCTTGCCGCGATGGGGTTTCTCATCGAAGCCGGCGCAATCTCTGCAGAATACGGTAGAGGAAATCAGTTTGAAATTGCTGCAACCCAAGTCAGGATCAACTCCTGTTAGCTTACCATCCTTGTGGCGTCCTTCACAAGTGGACTTCCTCCACTCAACAAGGTTCCACCAAATGCAGTCGCTGCACTTACAATAAAATATCTTCTGCTTAGCCATTATCATCTCCTTGTTCGATGATATGCACAGGCGGGACTATCTACTAGGAAGCCTTCTGCGAGACATTCCGCAGAGCCTACACGCCCGCAATTGGTGCAAAGTAAAACTGTTGATAGATCAAACACTAAGGGAGAAATTATTTTCCCCTGATAATTAGCATTTCCTACGGGAACTTCTGCCCCATATTGTCTAGCAATTGACCTTGTTATTTTACCGATCTCCGGTAGCCAGGTTCCATGGTCTACTCGCGCAAGTTCGATAATTTGTGCAATCGTCGTTTCCATGCCAAGATTCTGCGCAATAAAATCAACAACGCGTTTATCGAATGCTTCTCCTCGTACTAGGAAGCGGAACTTTTTTCTTCGTTCCGCTACAACCTGTAGATGAAATGCCATCAAGTCCTCGCAGAAAATTCAAACTTGGCTCTATCATATCTTATACACTTAAATATTGGAAATCTAGCTTTAGCAACTTTAACTTTTTCTTTTTGCTGCTTAGCTTCAATAATTGTACCAAGCAATTCGCCTCGCTTCGCCCAAAACTCATCTCTTTGCTGGTCGGAGAATCCTCCACCAACACGAACTTCTTCCCCATCCACGGTCAGACAATCGAAGGCACCCAAACGGCCCGAATGACGACCGTTACCTAGATTGACTCTGACGATCTCAAGATCAATAGTTTCTTCCGGTTTATACTTTAACCAAGCATCCCCTCGCTTGCAGACATATAAGCCACGGGGATCTTTGATCATGATCCCCTCGAAACCTTGTTCTAAGAAAAGGTCGTAATATTCCATGACCTCTTCCTCAGTCTTGGCCCAATGCTGATCAACACCCGTCAAGTTAATAGTTCTGGGTGTACCGACTGCCCAGTTAGCAGGATCTTTCCAATAAGCCAAGACACGTTCAATTGTCTTCCGCCTCTCGGTCAAAGGAGACTTGCTAACGCCTGCCTTGAATTCCTCCAGGGACAGACAATCAAACAAGTGGAACTTTGCCTTGGCCAAATCTGCGATTTTTGCTGGTGTCATTGTTTTGGAACGAAGAATCGAAATGGATTTATTCCAAGTTTCGAAAAAGAATTCTCCATCCCAAACATTATCACCGGGAACAACTGCAGTAATCTGATCGATAATATGCGACATGCGTTCGCTGTGATCTTGACGGCCACGCGTCATAGCGATACCCTTGCCGTCTTTAACGACAATAGTAATACGTACGCCATCTAATTTGGGCTCAACAATAAGAGGATAAGTCAATGCTTGATTTTTGTAAGTATCCGCAAGCATGATATCCCATTGCGCAATTAAATTCGGCCAGACCTTGAGGAAGGTTCCTTCCTTAGCCCCTACTCGCAAGTCTCGAAGTAATATCCGTTGATACCACATATGCTCAATAGGAGATACTGAAGATAGAAATGAGCTAACCTGTTCGCGAGCAACATTCCCCGTAATTGTTCGCTTATTCAAGGCAGTCAGTAATTCTTCGAACTCCTTGAAGCTGGCCGCCATACACCACTCTCCAACACTAGGCATATCCATAGGAGTGGTTTTCTCTAATTGAGCAATATTGTAAGGCGTCATCCAATCGTAGGCTAACTGGAATATTCGCTTAAGGACGCTATTGTCTTTTTGGTCCCTTAGCACTGCCAGTTTAGCGTTACGACTATTGTCCGCCTCTAACAAGGCAAGGGCATCGAAAGCTTTATGAATCATCTGGCAAGTCTCGCAAGTATTGTGGAAGCAGTGAAACGGAAGGGGCGTGGATTCTTGAGGATTGGTGTAATCTTTTATTTGCATCGCTTTGAATTCCAATGTAGGCTTCCATCGAGATGGAGATATCTACTTTTGTTGGGCCCTCGATCCAAGCGCAACCAAAGAACGATCCATCACCTAAAGATTGAGGCCAACCATAAACACGGCAACAAATAGGTCTATACTCATAAATCATACAGTCGTTATGAAATAGGAAAGGACAACGAATTTCACATTCTAATTCTAAGCGGTGCATATCCGCTGTAGACTCTGACAATCTATTTACTTGTATAAACTTATCTATTTTACGGCAAGCCTTTTCAGCTTGCGATAAAACTCTTAACCATTTGTCCCGTTTTAGCTGGCGACAAGATTCCCTGATTAGAAGGTATTCGACTAGGTACAAACTAATCGGCTGGTAACAGCAACGAGAACACCCACGTTTGCAAGGGATTAAAATTTGCTCTTCCAGCTCTGCGGTTTTAGCATCAACAACTTCCCGCAGAGTTAAAATAGCATCAAATGCTTCTCTTGTTTGATTGGTCATAGGTTGATGGGGTGCCCCGCCAGGCAATTCCTGGCGAGGCCTCCATCTTCTATTTACGGATCGAGTCTACAGGCCCGAAGCCACGCGAAGGAACTCCGCGACGGCATCGATATTGGTAGTTGCCGTGTTGATCTCGGTCTTGATGGCAACACTGAAGAAGCCACTTTCCTGAACCGCGACCGTCACACCATTCATCTCGGCCGTGGGATCCGACAGCTTGCCTTTGATGTGGGCCTTGACGCCGGCGGCATCGAATAGGGTCTGCAGAATCTCCTTCGCGGCCTTTCCGGCGGCGAAGCCTTCGAGCTCCGGCGCGGTGCCCAGCTCCTGAAGCTGAGTCATCAGCACTCCGACGTTCTCGGGGGTCTGAATCCACCAGTAGTCGGCCTTCGGAGCCTTCTTGTAATCCTTCTCGAAGTGGGAGAATCCTGCCGCTTCCAGGACTCCTAGGATGTCCTTGAGATCCTCGGGGTCATTGGTCGTGAAGAGGAAGTCCTCCTTGCCGGAGGTGTCACGGGAGAGACGGATGACCTCGCCATTGGCCTTCTCGATGGGCTTGGCCTCGGGCTCGACGACTTCTGGTTCGGCAGCGGCGGACTCCACCTTGGACTCGACGGCCTTGGTTTCCACCTCGGGCTCCTTGGTTTCCACCTCGGGCTCCGGCGCGGCTTCGGCCTTGGCCTCATCGTCCTTGGCCTCATCGTCCTTCGTCGGACGACCCCGCTTCTTGGCAACGGGCGGCTCCTCGAGGGTGGCCTCGACGCCAGCCTTCTTCAGCGTCTTGACCAGGGTAGCGATACCCTTGTCCTCTTCGGGACGCGCGATCCACCAGAGCTGAGCCCGCTTCTGCTTGCCGTAGACCGCGAAGCCGCTTGCTTCGAGCGCCTTCACGACGTCGTCATTGTCCGCCAGTCCCTTGTCGGTCTGGAGGTACTTTCCATCTTTGTCTTCGGTCTTGTGTAGAGTGATTGCGGTCGACATGGTTTCTGAGCTCTCCTCTTTGTGTAGCTCTTTGTTTAGATAGTCCCACACGAGTTCACGATGGATTCGGAATAGCTCGTTATGTGGGCCGGACTGCTGTTGTGTGATGTATTCGATAATAAATGATCGGGGGGATAGACTGAGTAGGGAATCGGAAAATTCCGGCCCCCGCCAAATCTCTAATTGCTTATCTAGTTCGAGTTGAAGTTCGGGTGGAAGGACTTTTCGGAGTCGCAACTCGAACGTTCCGATTCCGTCGGCCAGATGTAAGTCTATATCCCCAACCCCCGGCTGCCTATATAAATAATGAGAATCAGTCATATGAATGAACTCGAAAGAGTTCTCAAGTAATTCCAAAATGTCCAGCATATCATCTGGAACTGCAAACGTTGTAAGAGATGCAGTCTCCTTTTTAATGTGCTTATGCACAAGTTTTATGACACGCCGAAGTAATTCAGTTAAATCTACACCATTCATACTTCTCTTTTTACGGGTTTTATGTTTTTAATCGCATTGTTCAGTGTCGGTAATCTTGGAAAGATGTGTAGCCAAAGCGGTGAAACCTCGGCTATTATCGCCCCAACCGCAAGGTGTAACCACAAGATATAGCTCCTCAACATTGACTTTTAACTGCTCTTTCAACTCGGGGCTGATACTATCCGTCTCATCTGTAACAATGATGACAGATCTAAAGCTATTTCGCAAAATGTGCTTTGCTACAATATCATATCGTGTTCCACCGGTTGAATAATAATATTTCTCATCCGCGTCAACTTCTACTAGCTCGGTGGAAAACTGGAAGAAGCGATCAGCATGTTCTTTTAGTTGTTCGGAGATAAAAGGAATGTAGGGTAAATAAGCATGCATGGATCCACTAACATCCATGTAGACTTTTAGTCGCGGCTGAGTAATACCCAGACCAAAGCGATAGAGTACGGGGGTGTGGCCGCAAGCAAGCAAGGCCAGATCGCGACGACTCAAACTACTAGGAGGATAAAAGGTCGATCCCTCCATTATTGATTCCACGGAACGAAGACTAAGGATAGTTCCACAGACTTCCCCAATCTTATCCAAGTTAGTGGAACTAATAGCGCTCATCATGGAACCGAAGTTGCGGGCATCATCTTGCTGATCGAAAGTACTGCTTAATAGGCCATGCTCAAAGGAACAAGGCTTGACTGATTGGAATGGATGTCCTTGAATATCGCGTCCTTGATGAGACACACCATTGCCGTGTGTCTCATCGTCACCGCAATCTTCAGCTGTTTTAATGGGGATGTCTTCTTTCTTCTGCTCCGGAATGTCATATTGATCTTCAAAGGCATCGGGATCGAAGTCTTCCTCTCCGGGCTCCTTCGGATCTTCTCCTCCTTGTCCTTCATTCATTCCCGGTATATCGAATTCCGGGCCATAATCTCCATGCTGATTTTGACAAGATCCACTTTTAACTAGTGGAGGAAGTTGAGCTAGCACTTTCTCAAACTGCTTCTTAGCCTCATCGTTTAGTTTACGCCACCATTCGTAAAATGCCTTCATCCAAGCGCCGTAGTCAGCGTAATAATGACCACCATTAGGAGTGAAGGGATTATTATCAAAGTATTGTTTACCTACAACGGTATCCTTGTAAAGTGCATGATGAGCACCAACTAAGGCATCACAAAGACTATCAGAAATCTTAACTCGATCTGTTAAAGCGAAGGGCTCACGCACGACTTCACTGACAATATCAGAGCGCGTAGTTAACATTTGATGCAGTCGAGACATACGCTCTTCTAGCACCTGTTTTTCTTCTTCAGTTAATTCTTCCTCACCCTTTTCTTTCTGGGCTTCGGCTAATATCTTTTCTAGTATCCGTTGATCTGCGTAAAATCGCTCGGGCATCCCCGATGGAATCTGCTTGCGAGCAACGGCATTAATATAAGCATCTTCTGCAAAGTTAATCAATGAATGTGTCATTGAAGGAACGGGCAGATCTAAAATATCGCGAATAATCACATGATTGCGTTCATGCAAAAGCAACCAGAAGATATCGAAGGTGTCTTCGATAAAGTCAACAAAGAACTTACTACCAATTACTAGTAGACCCGTTCGTAGATTCACTCCTGCGGTGGGTACTCCTTTATTCTTGAATTCTATCCTACGTAGATAGTTTAGTATCTGTGGCAGTCGACTACCGTCCGCGACAGCCAATTCCCATACTCGTAATGTGGTACGATTAAATAGTAGCATGTATAGTGCAGATGCTGCTTCATGGGGACGATCGCTCAGCAGAAGCCTTTTGATCTTATCTATCTGCTGCCTCTGGGTGCGAGCCGCCGCTTCCGCTGAAATTTTTAGCATATTAATCAGTGAATTCCAGATTCTCCATGACATAATTTTTTAGAATGTCACCGAAGCCCATTTGTTGTATGTCCATCCAGGAAGGATTGGCCACAAAGGAATGAAGTATCGAATTACTGGGATCGGGACAGAAAGTACAGATGCCATACTCGTGGTATAGTCCCCAAGAATCACTATCAGTAGTGCCATCCTGATTGAAGTAGCGAATATTGTCTTCTGCTGGATCAATAATGTACAACAAGTCATCAACATGAATGACAATGATCGTAGATCCCATAAGTTGACGAACTTCGTCCTCAGTGATATCAGGTTCCCTTTTTTCGGGATCGTCGGACTCTTTTGGGCCAACTTCCTTGCAAGGAAGATCTTTATTGGCAATCTTAACGACGGATTTGGGATCGAAGAATCGCCAAACCTTGTCTTGGGCCAAGTTGCGGAAAGGCTCGCCCAAGTCTACTTTGATATGATGAAAACTCATTTGACTCCTAGCATTTTCAGCGTTTCGTCATTCAGATTACGAAGGGAGAATGGGAAGTCCTGCAATGTTCCGGTTGTTAGCAACTTGCCCGCGGCGGCCTTGCATAGGCTGTTACAGAGTTCTTTCTCGACATCACCCCGTGACTGACGCTCCACAATATTCTGTATCGCTTCGCGTAAAATGTCTCCATCTTTTTCTTTTTCAATGAATTCCTTGGTAGTACCTGCCCAGGCCATCTGATCGGAGATTCTGATCCTGAGCAAGTCTCTCAACGACCTTGCTGTTGTCAAAGGATCGTTCAGTTTGAAACCGACCAATACTTGCTGAATTGGACCACTGATATCTGCGGGATTAACAATCTTACGGACAATGCCATTGACTTCGGGAGTAGTGGCCACTACCAGACTACAATAATCGGAATCCGACCAATTGTAGGAATTAGGGTCTACCACTTTTAGTGCCTGTGCTGCCAGGAATAGCCTCACCAAATACTGAGCTTGTCTGGCACTATAAATAATACCCCTCTTTTGAGTATTGATAACTTGTGTACATTTCAATACCGTATGCTTGGTGGTAGCCAAATCTTCCAAGGAGAACTGCTCCATCACCTTACGGGCCTCGGTAATAGTCTCCAGAAATTCTGCACCCGTCGAATGAGATCCTCTAGTATGCATATCCAGAATGGCCTGCTGTTCGGAAGAAGTCATTTGTCCCAGGGATGGAACCTTCACATATACGAATCGACTGGCTTGTGCCAAATCCATAAAGGCGGAATCATATTTGTCTGGAGGATTGATTGCAGCAAAGACTAATTGAACGTTCGTCTGCTTACCCATCACCCTACCGGTGCGGACGACTTCAATCAACTTTGCTCCAATGAAAGGGGAAGCGCGGTTGATCTCATCGAACAAGACCGCATCACATTTCCAAATTGAAGTAGGCGTACCCTTGAACCGTACTTCCTCGCTCTTTGGATCAGCCAAGGAAGAGGGATCGGGATATCCCAGAAGATCGTCAATATTTAGGAGAGGAACGTCATATTTCGTAAAACGACAATTACCTAATACTGCACGAGCAATCTCACCAGAACCATCTGTCTTATTCGTGCCGTGTTCTCCCACGAAGCAAATGGGTAACTTCGCGGTCAATGCCGACATCACGACTGCGGAGCAATCGTCCCAACCGATGATGCCAATCTTTGTCAAAATGTTACTCACTCTTCTCCTCTTCTTTCTTTTCGGCAGGTTTCGTGTCTGGATTGACCATATCGATGGGTTCTACCTTTAACCTAACATTGAAAGAGATAATTGCACCAGAGTTACCGGGTACACTTATATCTAATTTTACGGGAAGGAGTTGCAAAAGTATTTTGACCTTAGAGGCAAGGGGTATCGCAACTTTGGGGTCGAAAACACGCACTAAGCCGCCTTTGTCCCACACTGCCCACAGAATGCCATATTAACCGTGAGCTGGCCTCCACAAGAGGAGCATACTTTAATTTTTTCTTTCATATTGGTTCCACAGTGGGAACAGAAAGTAGAAGACTTGTCCACAATTTGCCCGCAAGCAGGACACTCCTGCTCCTTAGTTGCAAACAACCTTAGAGTGTAATGTGGTTTGGGTTTGGCTACCTTATTAACTACCTGACTAGGAATCTTGCCCTCCAAGCGGAGGGCCTCCCAGCGATCCCAGTCTAAAATTGGTTTGGATGCAACTGCATCTAGTTTATGGTCAGTACAATACTTAATTGCAGTAGCTTCACTATATGTCATTTTAGCAACGTAGGAAAGCAGGACCTTCCAACCATTGCTGAATAATACCCGGGACCCGGGATTAGTTTCGCCTTGAACGGAAGTTTCTTTGGGCTCCGTGACCGTGCCGTGACTCAACATGAAAGTCATGAGCTCATCTTTGTTCTCTTCCCAGCGACGATTGATATCTTTTACTTCTTCATCGATTGCAACTTTATCATCAACCAAGTGATCTAGTTTTACCTTTTCATGTTCGGCCATGCCAGTATCGGCAATATCAATTCGAACTTCTAACTCAAACTTCGGACAATAATTAGTAGGCTTCTTGCCCATATCCCGACATGAGTCCGTTTTGTGGTAAGCACCACTCTCTCGGAAGAAACGACAATCAGAGCAATTACTGTTCTCAGCTATTCCACCAATGTCACCGATCTCTTCGCTAACAGTGATAGAGGGTTTGTCCTCTGCTACGTACTCGAACCCTATATCATATTCGATCTTGATATCTTCTAGTTCCTCTAGAAGATTCGTGATCCCAACAGGATCTGCTGGCTTATCGTGCCACCAATAGGTATCCTTCTTAAACCATTTCCAACCCAGAGTAGTTAGCTCTTTACGTTTGGAGTAAACCTTCTTGGCTTCATCTCCAGAAATCAGTAAATAAGCTCCGGCAGTATCAGACATCTCCGTGATTAACACGGCATTTTTACTAGCTGGCTTGGCTCCCTCAAAGTCAGGGCAGGCATCATCTTCTGCTGACTTACCGCGGTCAATGCAAGTCTTGCCCCGAGATTTCTGTTCTAACCAAGCACATTCCCCACACTTATTGGCCATTATCCTCCTCGATAGACACAAAGATAGGGTGCCTTGCTTCACTAACAGGGGTATTATCGTCTTGAACTTTGAAGTTGATTCTTTTTCCTATTAGCATAGCTCGACGATCCCAAAAGTATTGTCGAACGTCCGCATCATTTAAGGGAGTGCCCTCAGCATTCTTTAAGCAACCCATCAAGAAAGTTCCCACTCCACATTCTCCACCTTCGGGAAGACGAGCCCTAAAAGATCCTAAGCGACCAACATTCTTGCCGTCACCCTCGACACAGCGAGTTATTATACCTGAGATCATTTTGAAAGGTTTGACCTTTCTCCAAGCTCCTACACGATCTAACATGTAACCAGCTTGTGGTGCTTTAATCATCGCACCCTCAAAACCCTTTTCTCTGAAAAGTAAGTAAGCATCTCGAATATCACGATGGTTATTTACCTCAACATGATTGACGTAAACTATGTTAGGCGCCCTTACCCTAGAACCTAAAGGAATTGTATTAACTTCTCCAGCATCCAGATCGATGACCAATTGCATCGTACCTAAACGCGATAAGGCATTCTTGAGAAGACTCTTTCGTTGCCGTTGATCTGTTCCCCAAGCGCCCCGAGGATAAGTAGCAATTGGAATCAAATCAAAAACGAAAACCTGGAACTCTTTTAGATGCTGAGGATTGGGATTGGCTCGTTGGAAAACACTCATTGTTTCGCCCCAACTATTGCGCCATCCTTCGGAATCAAATACCCAACCATTAATTGCAGTTAAAGGTTCGAGAATAGGAAGTAGTCCCGGTTTGGGATTACCACTTCGACTAAATCCTTCTGGCTTATGCTTATCAATGGCTATGATTAACCGGCCCCCATCAATCTTTGGTTCAACAAATACCGGAAAGGGAATAGCATCTGATGGAGTATACTTTCGGGCTAACTGACAGCCCCTAAATTGGAAAGTCATCCTGGCAGCAGAAGGACCTGCCCTCTTTTATCGTAAAGAATAACTCTCTGATTATTAAGAATAAGTTCCATTTCTATATCAGATAAGGCTGGTGGTAAATCACTAACTAGCTTATCAGTATTTAGAGAACATAATGCAATATCAATCGTACGATTACCAGCAACTTCCATAAGTCCAACTAGTATTAGAATCTTGTCGATTGCTATTTTATTTCCTCGTAGAGTTATAGTAATCTCCTTTTCAGATGTGTCGTTCAAAGGCTCCTCGCCAGAGAAAAAGTCGGTTGGCGTTAGGGACTAAACGTCCTGGATGGAAACCCACCCTCCCTAGGCTCCCCGGCGCTGGTAGCGCCGGGGAACGTGGGAAATATGTCAGGGGCTAGAGGCGAGTCTGTTCCTTGACACTTTCGAATAATGGCATAGTTGTAGTTAGAGGGTGGCAACTCTTGTGCTGTATCAGCAACTCTTTTCGCGCCATTAGGTACACCCTCAGGTTAACCTCTGGTTAACCAATCATCGTAGAATATACGACGTCAGGATAGCCAGAGGATAGTTGTCTAGTCGGCCCCGTTGTTGTCGTTGGGGGTCTCGGAATCGTTCATGAGCCGCATCATCTCCTGCTGCTGCTCCACGAGCTCATCCTTGAGTTGAGCCGGCCGCTCGGAGCGGGTCTGCAACTCTTCGAGTTCCGCGAGTTTGGCCTCCGCGACATCGAGTTCCTCGCGCTTCGTCTCCACGGCCTTGCGGGCCTTGCCGAGCTGCTGCGGAAGGTTGCCGGGAACTTCGACGGTCTCGCAGGCCCCGAGCTGTCGTTGCAGGGACTTGATCTGCAACGCACACGAGACGATGGGATCGACGGCCGACTGCTCGCCTATCTCGAGTGCTCCCTGCTGTGGCGAGGTACCAACCTCTTCCAAGTAGTACTTGCGGACCTGACCCCAGGGCATGGAGCCAGTATTAATAAATCCAGACTGCCTGGCGGCCATGGTCAAATCGGGATACATGTTGGTACATTCCAACATCTTCTGATCCGAAGCCTTCTTAGCCTGCTTCGTGATCTTACCCGGTCCGGACCGCATCTTCAGTGCCTCGCGACAAGTGTCGCAAATGGTGGGATCGTTTGCCCCATGCGCGTACTTGCCGCATGACTCCGTACGGGGAAGATCCCGCAGGATATTCGACAGATTCCGGCGTAGCGGGACGAACTGCTCCCGCTTATGCTGGTTCATCTCCTTGCGGAGAGCGCTTAGTTCCATTGAAATCTGGACCAACGCATCGCGTGCGGCGAAGTGCTGCTCTGCGGCCTTCCAATTCTGCTCTGCGGCTTTGAGCTTGGACTTGTCCATAGAAGCCATCTTATTTCCGAGCTCATCTGTGAGCTCGGTGATCTCCTCCACTTCCAACGCCTCTGCGAGAGCACGCAGTGCGTTGGGCTGAATAGCCTGCTGTAATGATCTCTGCTGTTCGGAAAGCTCGCGCTCACGATTCGCAAAGCGTAGCCACTCACTACGAGTGCTGAATACGAGCCGAGCATTCTCGTCGTAATTAGTCGGATTCACACCCGCACGAGTGACGGCGGCCTTGATGGCCTTATTACCGTCTTTGTCCGCCGCTTTATCGAACGCATCTTTCAACTGAGTCATTTCTACTTTTTTCTGCTTTCACCGGGTTTTATGATCGGCACCCAGGTTTTGCCGATCGTGGCTTCACCGCATCCCCTGATGTGGCGGGTAACCCTCAGGTAGTACCACGATGTTTTGTACCCACTTGTTTGTTCAGTTTAATTCAATTTCGATAATTCAATTCAAGAATTTAATAGCGCCTCCGCTTTGACCTACTAATGGTAGGTGTGGGCCTAGGAACTTCGCACCCACTTATCCACGGTTTGACGCACAACTGATGAGAAAGGATCGTCGGCTAACTCTGAAGTTGAGGACTCTTCGGAGTAGGGGATCACAATGACGCCACCTTTCCGATACCTGAGGCGCAGGTCATTGGCCATCATCCTTCCAGTGGGGGTAATCCATCGCGGAGAAGAAATCCGCTACTGGCGATACTGGCGGTATCGCTCTCCACTGTTTCCCGTTGGTTACATAGTCAAGATGTCCTTGTCTTTCCCCGGAGGTTTCTCCGTCTTCAAGAAAGACTCTCGACTACACGGTTTTTCTCGTTGTGCGAAAAGTTCTTTGGAGCTTAGGTAGCAAGCTACCCCTCCTCAGTCCCTCGTTGGAAGGATCTAAGTATTTAGATCGTATCTCAAAGAGCTACTGTCCAAAGACACCTCATGAAGGAGGATTAATCCATTGCCTATTTGGCAACAGAAAAGTGAGCTAACACCCTGCCGGGCAGGCCGCTTTCGCAGCCCGCTGGGCACACATCCCAAAGATATATTAAATACTATTTGAATTGTAGTTTAGTATTAGTATTAGTTAATTTAATAACTCCTGTGTGGATGGGCTCCCAAGTAATCTCGAGAGCCCATCCACGTTCAGGTGAACTATGCGGCCTTGGACTTCTTGCCCTTGGCGGCCTTGGGCTCCTCGTCCTTCTTCTCATTCTCGTTCCGCGACGCCTTCAAGGCCATCAGGGCTGACTGGTGCGCGTCATCCGCTGCGATGAACGCTTCGGACTTCGCGGACTTGGCGGCCTTGATGGCCTCGTTCCTCTGGGTGACCGCGTCGCGGATCTTGGCATCCCGCTCATCCTTCGCGGACCTGATGGCCTCCTTGCAGGTGGACTTGGCACCGTGCGTCGCGTCCTTGCAGGTGGCCTTGGCGGAGTGGCGGGCATCGGCGCGCTCGCCGTGGATGGCCTTGGCCTCCTTGTCCCTGCCCTTCACTGCCTTGACGCCAAGAAGGGTGCCAACGACCGCGACGACTGTTGCGGTCGCAGCGATTCCGATTTTGATTCCGTCCATGATGATACTCCATCCCCAAGTTATACCACCGGCGCACTACGGAGGCCATCGCCGGAAGTAAATTTGTTGTTCTTGGCCTCAAAGAAAATAGGAATAGGTTAGGTGAAGTAGATTAAATCAAACATACTTCACCTAACCTATTCCTATTAATATTATACTTGATAAATATGTAATAAAAGGATTAATTACCTATCATTATTTACGTCCCCATTCCCAATAAATTGGCAACGCGATCAGCATCATGTACTGTGGGTAAGATGCTCAAAGTTGTCGCCCAATTTTCTTCATCTTGTACGGTTTCGTACAGGATAGTGCAGGCGAAGATCTTCGCCTCGGTTCCTCTGAACAAACCGACGATCTTCTTGGCCTGTGCTGCTGTCAATTTCTGTCCAGCCGCCACAACACGCAAGAAATATATTCGTGCGATATCACTGCGTGGCTGTAATATTAAGTCGAAGATGCTGGGCAATCCTACCAGACAAGGACGTTCATTTCGTAGTACATACTCCCTACCAGGACCCCGAACCAAGACAATAACTCCATCCAAGTTCCGTTCGCTACGGCGCATCTGCGTATCTCCCCGTGAGTGGTTTGCGCGGTTTCAGCTGTACAACAAGAAGGATCAGGTGAAGTTTAAAACAAACTTCACCCGACCCTTCTATATCTATTATACTTGGAAAGGGTTAAGAAATCTATTTGGGGGGAGTGGCCAAGAAGGAGAGCTTATCTGAAGGTGGGATTATCTCGGCCAGATAGTTCAGGTCATCGACTTCGACTTTATATTCCGTTGCGGCATCGGCAATAGACTTTCCCGACATGCAATGATGGTAATATGCTGAGAAGAGGCACTGGCCTGTTTTACCATTCATTGTACGCAGCAGCTTGTCAAGAGAATCTTTTTCCGCACCAGCAGCCAGAGCAGCCTTCTTAGCAGCATTATAGTCTTTAACCTGCGCCAAGCCTGTGACATAACGACATGAGGCTAATTCTAGTTCGGCTTTGTCTGAGCTATCTTTCATACTTTCTAAGACACTGGATAGTGCCTCACTGAAACCGCTACGGGAACGACCACGCTTCTTTGGTGGGGGCTTGTAATCAGCCAAGACTGTATCCACAACAGTCAAGTCCACCTCCGCCGGTGCTCCGCTAAGCTTACCATCAACAGCATCGTTGATAATAGAGATATCCAACGTCTGCTTATTCCAGACGCTACCATCATGCTGTTTAGCATCAACAATGGTAACTTCTGGAAGACGGGAAAGTAGTTGTGGTGTATCGAAAATGACAACCGCGCCAAACGGTTTAAGATCGAGATTGCGTAGCGCCTTAATTGAAGGTACCAATAGCACGGCTTTACGCCCATCAGTTTCTACGATAGATAGATCATCCTTCGTAGCTACAAATAGCTTAAAGCGTGAACGGTCCAAGGTGATATGTACAACCTCTGGGCTAGTATAAGCGAACCCTAACATTTAAGTCCTCCAAACATATTTTACAGGATAGCCGGCCTATTGATTTTCAATCTACTAGTTCCATTTTCCTTGATGATTGTCCATGTTTGATCGAAGTAATGATCCTCAGCCATCTCTGGTGTTTGAGTGATAACGAACACACTGCTATATCCTGTCAAACTTCGTACCGCCTGAATAAATGCTTCTCGACCCAAGGTATCTAATCCAGTATCAGCTTCATCCAATACTAAGATGTTAGATTGCTTACCTGGACTAAGAACTCGCTGCAAGGTAAACAGTAAAGCTACACCCAAGCGTTTTTTCTCTCCCCCACTTAGTCTCTTAATAGGAAATGTGTGAGGAATTAGTTTGCCTTTAACCTTTGTATATCTCTTAACAAGAATATCAATGGAATTTTCTTCAAGATCATCTGCCAGCATAAAAGATAGTCCTGGTTCAGAAAACATCATTTGCGTATATGCGGGCAAGATACTCTGAATAGCCGATAAGATTCCACGGGTGCGCTTTTGTTTAAGTACTCCTATTGCTCGAATTAACTCCTGGCAAAGGTAGTGCTTATGTTGCAATGATTTTAATTCCGATAGATCCGTTTCCAGTGGAGTAAGCTCGTCCTCTAGCCTTGTTCGCTCTTCCAATGAACTCTTCTGTGCAGCAGATATCTGAGCAGCTTCATGCAAAAGACTTTCGATCTCTCTAAGTAAAGATTCTACTCGCTGCAGATCATCATTGCAACTACTAATGGAACCGGCGGGTAATCTTTGTAGGAGATCGTGTCTAGACTTCTCCGCATTTAAACGATGGATAGCATCTTGTAGAATTGTAATCTTTTTTCTGAGTAGAGTTAGATCTTCATCAATTGTAGAAACCTCTTCATTAGGTAGAACCTCTAAGCGACTTTTAATTAGATGAATATCCTTAGCCACACTAGACTGCTCGGACAGTTCTTTTATTCTTCTTTCAAGAGAAGAAAACTGTTGCTGTAGTTCCAAAGGACTTTCTGCTGGTAGACCCAGCATTTGATTTTGCCAACTGTTAACTTGACGGGCTATCCCCAAATCCTGCTTTAATTGATCAAGATTAGACTTAGCTATAGCGACATCTTTTTCTAGCTGAGAAACATGATCTTGATAATGGGTTCGCTGGGGGCCCAGATATTCTGGAGATACACTTTGCAAGCACGTGGGACAAGTCGTTGAATCGATTGCCGATAGATTCTGCAAAGTCTCTTTATCGCGTTTAAGATCGGTGCGAGATCCTGCCAATTCCTTAGTTAGTTTCTCTACAGTCTGCTCTAGATTAGTCAATGTAGTAGAGTCACAAGCGTCGAAAGAAGCTTCAACTATCGCAGATCTAACAGCCTGTTCCAGTCGGGCTCTTTCATTGGCTTTGGTTATCTTACGAGGCAATTCTTCTTTGATTGCACGACTAGCAGCTAACTCACTTGTTATTTCCGTTAGATCAATATCATTCAAATCACCCAGCTTAGCAACCAGAGATTTTCTTTCAACTGTCTGCGTTCGCATTTGTTCCATGGCAGCAATAGAACTATCTAGCGTTGCCTTGCGCTGTTCTTTGCGAATCAACTGCTCTGCGGCATCTGCAGAGGCACCCTGACTTTCAATACACTCTCTTTCTTTTAATTGTTCAATAAGCATGCGTAAATCAATGACATGTCGTGACCAGTCATGCTTCTGGCTTGCTGCTTGCTGAATTCCCTTTTCAATCAAATCTATTTGTTCCGCTAAATGTGTTGTCTTAGGAATATTGGCAAGTCTATCATTAATATGCCTTGCTTTGATAGCAGCTACCTCTAACACATTAATGCGAGGACTCATTGTATCTCTGATGTTTTTTAGCTCTTCAACTAAGCGATCATATCTATATAGCTGAAATAGACGACCGATATAATCCATCCGAAGTCCACCCGTTCCCTCGATCAAGGTATGAATGGATCCCTGACTTAAGTAAATAACACCAAGAAATTCTTCTAAGGATAATCCCAATAAATCGGGAATATACTTCTTGGCATCGGTGCGAGTATGGGGAGTAACAGATTTGTTGTCCTCTTTAATGAATGTTTTGTTACCATGCTTTCTAGAAGCCTGAAATTGCTCAATCCTACATTTCTTAGAACCTACACTAAAATCAACGGCAATTTCGCAATCTTCGTTGACCATTGCGTTGACAACAGCTTCGAGTTTAATCCCCTTACTAGTCTGATGATAGAATACATGTGTCAATAATTCAAAGATAGAGCTTTTACCTGCGCCGTTAGAGCTACCTTGATTACGACTAGCGTCGCGGTTCTCCCCACAAATTAGAACTAGACCCTGATCAGCTAATTGAATATCTCCCTGTAACCAGGATAGAGCATTTCGAAATGATATTTTCTCAAACGTTATCATCAAATGGCCAGTATTTACTAGTAGTTGGCTTTCTCGTATCTAAACGACAATCATACTCACGACAGTGTCTTGGGCGCTCCTCGTAAATAGTACAACCCTCGTTATAGTAAACACATTTACCATCAATTTGCTTTAAGGCGTACAAACCGAACTCGGGTCTAACGGGCATGATTTCGTATTGGCCGCCGATCCTAGCTTTATGATCTAGTAAGGAAAGATATCCCTCACCGCAGCAAGGTGCTGGACAATTATCACAATTCACTAGAGTGCGCCTTAACAATCTCAGTACTTTTAACTGCCGTAAGAATCAATAGATCCTCGGCTTCTAAGACGTATGTCTTAGCTTTTTCATACGAAGACATATGAAGCTCAAGTAATTTGGCTAATACACTGATAGAAGCAATTACTTCTTTCTTATCAAGTTCGTCGAAAAACTTACGGTAATATTGATCGGATAATGTCGTAGAAACACTATCAAAAAGAACTTGCTGAATTAACTTAATACTTTGGTGAAGAAAGGCATCGGGATTTTTGATACCACGAATCATCCGTAAGGCCAATCCTTCTCTTCCTCGTAGAATAGAGATAAGGTATTTCATAACCTGTACCTCAGGAGGTATGCCTACCACTTCTTCAATCACTTGTGGTAGCATTGCCTTTATCTGAGACTTATCTGCCAGTGTATCTAGGTGATGAATGACTTGCTCTAGTGCAGACAAAGCATCGCGTGGATGACCATTAACGGCCCTGGCTATCTCTAAAAGAATTTCGGAATCAACGCCCTCGATCCCTTCGGCAGTACAGATGTTTCCCAAATGCTTTGCTGTAACTTCGGGCTCGACAGGCATTAGTTTAAGCTGGACGCAGCGGCTACGAATAGTAAAAGGTAGCCTCCCCGGCTCAGTTGTGACTAGCATAAAGATAGTCTTGCTGGGTGGTTCCTCTAAAATTTTAAGCATCGCTTGTACCGCTTGCGGAGTAAGCTGATGTACTTCGTCGAGTATATAGCAACGGTAGACATGCCGCGGGGAGAAGTTAGCGTGCTCAATAATCTCTCGGATCGTATCAATGCCACGAGCATCTGCCGCATTTAGCTCTACAACATCGGGATGGTTACCATCTGCCATTGTGGTGCACGAAGCACAAACTCCACAAGGATCTCCGGAGGGCTCCCTCGCTTCACAATTGACATATCTTGCGATTAGCCGAGCAGTTGTAGTCTTTCCCGAACCGAATGGGCCATGAATTAGTAACGTTCTTGTTATGCGCTGGCTACTAACCATTCCACGCAAGGACTTAGCAACAGTAGGTTGCCCAATGAGCTGGTCAATAGTTTGCGGTCGGTACCGCAAAGCCATAGGTTCATAACTTTCCATGAATTCTCCAACTAGTCAACGTTGATACTTTTAAGTAAGCCTGTAGCTAATTCAATAGCCTCGGCCTGATGCTGACCTTTTAGCCCACGATCCGCTAAGACTTCAATCAAGCCTTGAAGGATATCATCCTGCACAGCGATATCAATAGGCTCCTGTTCTTGTGGAGATGTGTAAATTACATCATCAGGTAGATCTCGCGGTACTTCTTTAATTCCCACGATACGAATATATGCATCTGGCCATTCATCTGGCACTTCAGTTAGTGTCAATAAGGGCTTGATTCCTAGCAAAGGAATCTTTTGAATCGTGGTAGGATGATCGGTATCGACTAACAATACTCCTTTACCGGTTGGGGCATCTCCGAAGGTATGCTGTATAGGGCTACCTGGATAGTGGGCATTCTTGCGCACGGCTTGCTGCTTATGAATATCGCCTAACGCCCAGAAAGTAACTTCTGGTATATTGGGCAACTCAATGAAGCCATGTGAAGCTTTCCATCCAGTATCGGTGGATGCCCCATTGATACACTCGTGACAAACTACCACAATCTTATCTTCGGTGGCTTGTGCAACCAAGGACCTAGCCGCAGTAGCAAAAGTTTGGCTATTATAGTATCGATAAGGCAATAAAGCAAAATCTACTCCCATAATAGATACTATGCGTGGCTCTAATTCTGCGATATGCACAGACTTAAACTTGTCATGATTCTCTAGGGTCTTTAGAAAATGTAGAGCAGTCAACTGTTCATGTCCATGCATACAATGGTTACCATTGATAATTAAGATGGGAAATTTACCATCATACTGCAGTAAGATTTCCAGAAAGATATTTCGTTCTTCATCTCGTAAATCTGTTCGATCGTAAATATCCCCAGCGATTACCAGAGCATCAACTTGCTCCTGTTTGGCAAGACTAAAGATCTGACGCAACATTTGCTGTTGCCTAGGTAAGTAATCGGGGAGCTTACGCGACTTTCCCAGATGAAGATCCGCGGTTTGTAAAAACCTCATATCCGTAACATTCCCCATAATCACTAAATGTGAATATTACATAGCCGCAAGGACCAATCAAAGGAACTGCCAGTCCTGTCATTCCTTCGACTAAAGTTGCAATAGCATGTCCATGTGAAAAACAGACAGTATTTTCAACTTGCCCCGTTGTCAATGATTTTAGTATAGCAAACATTCTATTGAAAACAGCGGATCGCTCTTCGACTTCTAGGGCACGACTAGTGATCGATCCCTGCAGATCATCCAATGGATCACGAAGTCTCTTCATCAACACTTTCTCAGCATCAGTGAAGGAGGAGCGTGTCTTACCATCAAACAGACCCCAACTACGCTCACGAAGATCCATATTATGTTCCAGTAACTGTCCTCTTGCGCTATCCCTATAAGGAGACGCGGTTTCAGTAGCCCGCGCTAATGGACTAGTAAGTGCCCGCATATCCTTGGGAATACTAGTAGCAAACTTTGCAGCCTGCTGATGTCCACGAGGAGTCAGTACGTAATTATATTGACCAGCTAGAATATGCTGAATATCACTTTCGCATTCAGCATGCCGGACAAAGTAAATCTTTTTCATTTCTTCTTCCGGTTCTTGAATCGGGTATACCAGTCACTGGTATGTTTGGTAGAGAGGGGAACAAGCGATCCTTCTCCCAAAACGTTGTGGAAACGCCAGTATGTCTCAGACACTTCCGGAATTAATTGATTGTAAATATCTGTGTAACGACTGATAAACTCTGGTGCCAGTTTTGCAGGACAGAAGTCAATTTGTGAAAACGATACAGAGCGTTTAGTTAAGTTGATATGCGGCCACAAAGGATAACTACGACAAATCATAGGCCGCTCGTCAAATATTTGGCACAGTCCTGCGCCCAAAGTGTAGTAAGGACAATAATCATCAAACTTTACAGTAGCAATGGGCATGCCGCCAATATTAACAACAGAAAATCGTGTTTCTTTCTCTTCTGCTACCTCTGCTAGAAGTTCGTGCTCCCATGGTAGAAGATAGAACTCCCAAGGAACCCAACACTCTCCTGGCTTTAATAGGTCAAAGGCATCGGGCCCTTCTTCGCAAAGTCTACCACAACCGTAGCTACCACAACCAATAGTAATATCAGAGGTTGCTTTATATAGCTTACGATATAATTCTAGAAGCTTACTCCGCATCTGTTTTCCTCCAGTCTTCGTGGGCCTTGATGGTGCCTTTGCCTGCACAAGGAGTTAACTCTCGAATAGAGATGCTAGTATCACGACCAAGCTGATTTAGTGGAAGTTCCCCTCGCAGGGCAATAATATTATAGTCTGGCTCATTGTCGTTGCGCTTGTCTGAATTGGGCTTGATCTGGATATTGATCTCACCCAGAATACCTAAACTAATCGATCCCGAGTATCCACTAGGACGATTCCAAAGGACGCCAACTTTTGCCCACTTAGCCATTTTCAATCTCCCAAATACCGGATTTTTCAACTGCCGGATTGATTAAAACACTATTCTTCTTCAATGGAGTAGAAGACAGTGCATACAAGGGCTTAGCCCTTCCTATCGATAAAAACTTCTTTTTATAACGAATTAATCCTCCGAATATCTCTTCATCATAATACCCCATCCAACCATCTGCTTCGAACTGTTGAGTGGATTGCCGGGCTATCTGGACAAAGGCAGCGTCGGAGGCATACTGAAAGTCCTTACCACGGCGACTAATCCGTACTAACGAAGTCCAAGTAGAGATACTAACTTTGGCTCCAATAGACACCGAAAGATACTCGCCATCTCTTTCTAAGCAAGCTAGGGTAATGGGATAGATAGTAGAGATCTGGGGAAGATTGGATAAAAGATAACGCTGGAAGACAATAGAATTAGCTTCTACCTTACCTTTCATATCGGAGACCCATTGATCATACATAACAATCGCTTTGTCTATATCATACTCAGCAATAGTCGTAATCCACTTTGTCGACCAACGTTTGATCCCATTACGTTCTTTAGCTAATTTACCACCAGGCAAGTTTAGCAGTTTTTTAGTCTCAAGCATCGGTTCAAAATCTTGTAGCTGGGTAGCAAAAGGCCACGATGCAATGAGTTGTGGATCTGAGATGCATTCTATAGGAAGTGCCGTTTGCAATAGTGCCCTACTAATTTTCTGGCGATCGCCCGTCCGAGGTAACATAAAACTCTTGTTAACTAAAAGTCCCTCTGGAGCAGACTCTGGATGCTTGTAAAGAAAGCTGATAATATCTACCATCGGCTGTATTTCACAAAGGCCCGTCTTAACAAAGAGCCATCCCAGCAAAGGACAGTTTTGCCAACAGGCATGTGACAATTCATCATTCATTGCCCAAATTAAATCCAGATTATCTAATAGCTTGAACACATCAATCCTTAATATTAACTAATGCCTGAATATCTGGCGGAAGATCCTCGATAACATGATACTTGACTGAATCATCAATTTCTGCACGAAGATATCCCAAGCGGCGATGACAGCAGAAGTAACAGTTACTACGACCACAATGAAAGACGTCATCGGATGACCATTCATCCATATCGGGAGCACGACAGGTTACCGATAATTGTAAGGGAGCACCTAAATGTACTCCCAGTTTAGTAACCTGCGACTTTGTTAATCCTAGCAAAGGATCAATAAAACGATAGCCCCAGGTATGACCGCTATAGGCGTAGGAATATGCCTCTGCCATTTTGTCTCGTGTACTATAATGAGCTTCGTAGAATGTATCATCTTCCTTGCCTAGGAAGTCTAAATACATATGATGGTCGGCATCTTCCTCCGTACTATTACTGACAAATACTGCATTATGGATTTCTCCCGTGTAGATGAATGTAGTATCGTATTTATCGGCCATAGCCAAAGCTACCAAATGATTGAATAACTGATACCCAGGTACATAGCCTGTATCTGGTAACTTGAGCATATGTAGTAACGATTGTACATCGGCTGCATGAAATTCGATATCGGGGCCCTCAAAATTTTCATTAAGATACTGAACAATGTGCTCTGTCTGTTGCCTATGCCGCACCAACTCCTGCTGAAGAAATACCGCATGGATTTTAGCATGTGCAAGCTTTAGATTGGTAGCAACAACGGTGGAATCTATTCCACCAGATAGCAACATTACTACAGAGTTAGACATATCTTTTCCTATTGAAATTGTTCAGGAATAGGCACATCAAGCATAGAATAATGTGAGCGATCAAAAGACCCTGCAATCTGATTACGCAGTTGCAAGGTACCTACGACGTATCTGATTCCTTCACGTGACTGATAAAGAGTAGCGTCCAATCCTCCCTTTACTGATCTAAAGGTTCCAACCTGGTAGTTGTATATGGCGTGCATACGATGAGCTGCTGCCGAGTTAATAGGAACTCTATCTCCAATGGTTCCTATCGAGTGCTGAACTTCATCTTTCTTACTCATTATTCCTCCGGAGCGAAACTTCCATCTTCGTCATCTCTTCCAGTTTCCTTTTCATTGCTGACAAGTCCCAGCCCACCAGAAACATTAAAGAACATCTCAAAGGCGGTGCTATCAGCAATTTGCGAACGACAAACTTCACGAAGGGTCAATCCTTCGTTATTTAACACCTCATCTTCGTCATCAATGATTAATTTCTTGAATTCTAGCCACGTAAAAGATTTATCATTGAAACCTTGAATACTAATATTCATGCGACCACGTTTGTATACTGCCTGTCCAGTTTCTACCAAGAACTGATAGGTATCATAAACAGGGTCAATACCATGGCCAGGCATTCCTCGATGCTCCGTCCAGAACCGAAGGAAACTTGTTCGGAAAGGCGAAAACGCTTTATTCTTGACCGTACGTGCGGTTGAGTACGTATAGCGATCAACTCCCTTACCCACGACGCAGGGCTCTTCTTCCAGCTTGGTTTTACCAGCCTCTGTCATGGGAGTAGCACCCACGGTTCGAGGACTAATCATCTGCATGCGAAGGCGTACGTCACTATAGAACTTGAGGGCTTCACCACCAGGCTCATATTCAGGGCTACCAAACATGGCCTGTGGAGAAAGTCGCAACTGATTGGTTCCTACTAGGGCACAGGACTTGCGGTTTAGCATGCTACGGATAAGGGGAATCTTCGAAGAATGCATTGAGGCTGCAACTGCGCGCTGACCAAATTCATCATTTTCATCAATAGCCTCTGGTAGCATGGCCGTGAAGGAATCAATGAAGAAAGCTGCTTGCACCTGACCAGAATGCTGTTCTGGAAGTAACGATGCAAAACGTTTAATAAAGCGATACGTCTGCTCACCAGTAGTTGGATGGAAAATCTTTAGCAAGGGATTCTTAATATCAAGCCCAATACGGGATAGATATAGGGGATCGGCTCCCTCATAATCAAAGAATAAACAAGGGATCTTCATATTGACCGCAGAACGCATTCCATGGAAAGCCGCTGTCGACTTCCCGCTGCCCTCAAATCCGAAGAAGGTAGTCCAGCGTCGTGGAGCTATTCCTCCTCCCATAATCAAATCTAGTGTCAAACTATCTAAGCTAATGGAACCATCGACGAAAGACTTTCTATCTAAGGATACTGGATCCATATCCAAGTCTTTGCCTATTGCGTTAACCGCGTCCTCGAAATTGAATTCTGTAGCCTTAGCTACCGCCCTATAGTTTTTCATTGATTATCCTTGTGTGCCGTGTTGCAAGAGTGGCAACGAATGTAACGACCATATTGGCTTTGGGCCGAGTATAAATCGTCTGCTCCACACTTGGAGCAAGTGCCTGTTAATTTAGCTGGCTTGAATATTCGGATGTCCCCTTGCTCATCTACATCGAATCCATGAAACGTTCCACAAGTTGAGCACTTTAAGTAGGGCGCACCCTTTCTAGAAACAAAGACTTGCAGGTCTTTTCCACAGGAGCAAACATCTGCAGTTGATATAATATGTGTGGCTGCGGAGTTTAGTAGAGGAAGTAACCATTCCCAATATCGCTGTAGTAAGATAGTTCTACTTAAAACACTATCTTCACCACTAGCTAAACGATCTAGCCACTCTTCCATTTCTGCGGTGAAGTTCATCTGTAGTAGATCAGGAAAGCAACTTTGCATGAACATTGTAAGTAGCTCTCCACGAGCAGTCGAGTCCATGCCACCTTTTTTGTATAATACGTAACTATGCTTAAAAAGTGAACTAACGATCGTAGCGTAAGTAGATGGACGCCCTACTCCTTCTTTTTCTAGCTTACGAATTAATCGGGATTCAGAATATCGTTGGGGCGGTTCTGTCCAACTAGAAACAATGCTATTGGAGTCAATATTAGCATTCGGATCAATTGCGTGATATTTTGGTGTAAATAGATTTAGACTAACTTGGTACCACCCAGGAGTCACAAGTTTAACGCCAGACGCTTTAGCAAGAATCTGACCATCACTAGCAGTAATAACGGCATGCTGACGTTCGATATCTGCGGGGATAGCTTGTGTTGCTAAAGAGCGTGCCCAAATAGCGCGGTATAATTGTTCGCCATCTTTAGAAACACCTTGTAATTGTGTGGCTGTAACATCTGCCTTCGTAGGACGAATGGCCTCATGTGCACCCTTCGAAGGATAAAAGCGTTGCTTGGGATTTAGCAAAGCCTTGCCAAGTTGGGTATCAATATAATTGCGAGCTTCTTGAATAAAGTAGGGAGCTAGGCCGATAGATTCTGTCCGATGATACGTTATGGCACCTTTTTGAAAAAGTGTTTGACATAGTCCCATTACTTCTTTACTTGATTTACGAAGATAGCCTGTAGCAAATTGTAATAAACCGGCGGTGGTGAACGGGGGTGCCGGTTTAACTTGATCAGGCGTTACAGTGATTTGTAATGTAGCAGAAGGTAACTTAGCCTGTAATACTTGGACTTCTACTTTAGTATCAAATCTATCACTATAGGCAACTGTGCCGTCGGATAGTTTAATTGCCAATTGCCAAAATTCTTCGGGCTTGAAATTTCTACGTGCTACCGTGCGATCAACTAGCAACTTTAAGGCACAACTCTGTACTCGTCCTGCGGATAGCTGACCACCCAACTGGTGCCAAAGCACCGGACTTATCTTGTACCCGATAATACGATCCAAAATTCGACGAGCAGCCTGTGCTTCAGCTAAGGACCAGTCAAGTTGTTCGGGAGCATCAATTGCCTTTTTGATAACATTAGCTGTAATCGCGTTAAAACGAACTCGATGTAGAGGCTTGCCTAGTGATAGCAATTGGTCATGAATACGTCTAGCTATGCCCTCACCCTCAACGTCTGCATCTGCACCTAAGTAAATTTCGGTAGCCTTACTAGCTTTGTCAACGATTTTATCGAGAGCTTGTTTATTGGTCACTATAAACGTAGCATTAAAATTCTTATCTACATCAACGGCTATCTCATCGTGTGGAAGATCAATTAGATGGCCAATAGAAGCCACTACTTCCCAAGTATCATTGGGATAGAGGTATTTAAGAATACCGCTTATCTTCTTTGCTTTGGTGGGACTTTCTACGATCAGAAGCTTCATGAGAATCTCTTACTGTTGAAATTAAAGCATGCTTCTCAATAGTCACATTTGTGCCATCGGGTTTTATTACACAAATAAAATCATCACCTACATCCGTTATCTCTCCTTCAATTGGAAGACCGGAATGAACAAAAATCTGTAACTTCTCTCCAGGAATGAATCTATTCGTTAACTTACTCATTGAGCTTCTCCAGCAATATGTTTATTTCTTCGTAACCGCAGAAGCCCTCAACCTTACCAATGACTGCTCCATTTTGATAGACTCTAATTTGAGGAACGCGCAAGATTGGAATTAAGTGCGCGTTATCCGAAGTGATTAGATGGAAGAATAACTCAAACCTGCCCAGCCAAAGATGACCTGCATTATTGGACTCTACTATTGCGCTTAGGAACTTTTTGCAAAGTTCCGACTCATCACAGAATAGTACAATCTTTGAGTGCAGATTTTTTAGTTCCGCTAGATCTATCTGAGAAATCTGTGATTCTGTCAACAAAGACATAAAAACTACTATGAAGCTTTCGCTTAAAATGCGTCCTTGTTAATGCAAACCGTAACCTTGGCTGAAGCAGACTTAACTTAGTCGTCATCGTCAGTAGAGTCAATACAGTCATGCTTGACCGGACAGCGCAAACAACGCTGTGTGCCATTATACTGCTTGAAGCATTCGGGTAGCTCCCCAGAGACTGCAACTGGTGGGGAAGGTGCCTTGACTTGAGTTACAGGCTTAACGGGAGCCGGGGGTGGGGGACTACCAAGGTCCGTAGATATCGGAACAGACTCCGTCGTTGAAGCAGGTTCCACGTTCTCATAATAACCATGGCGACGAAGCGCCTCTTTGATATCGGCATTCTTGGCTGGCTGATAGATCTCATCCAAGGGGAATAAATCGTAAGCAGCCTCTTCAGTAGTTAGCGTACATTTATCTCCGCGCTGCACACTATACTTATCCGTACCGGACTGGCTAGCGTCATACTTAAAGTAAAGATCCACGCCATTCACGGGATCTGCTGGATCCACGCCGATTAGGTCGATGATTCCGGAGATAGCTTGCATCACGGTTGTGGGAAGCGAAAGAACAACGATAGGATTTGTGTCGCCTTTCTGCTGAAGTTCACGATCGATGAAGTTACCTAGAGCCATTCGAGTTGCACGAAGACCAGCATCGTGAGCGGCGCAATCACGGCCCTCCTCAAATTCCTCGGTATCTGCGTTGTATTTGGGACACCACATGGGAAAGAACTTGCCAGACTTGGCTTCGATCCAATGGCGAGCTACGGGCCAAATACCTCCAACGGGGCGAAACGACTTAAACTTGTTCGCAAAATCTCCCCAACGAACATTGTCTTCCCATTTTTCTTCTTGATTATAACTAGTAGCGGACTTCCAGCCTTTCATACCCATTTTGAATCTCCTAGTGGAACGTAGTTTAAAAGTGATCCGGGGTTTGAATCGGATCTATTAATGATTTTCCTTTACAGGATATCTGTTTTGATTCGTTGCAGGACGACGGTAATACTATCTTGCATTGCTCTTGTGAATTGATATTCAAAATCCCAGCTTGCTCCATGGCCCGGATATTTCATGCCATGATAGATTAAGTCATGCGACGCTTTCCATTTATCAAGAACAGCTGTAGCTTTGGCGCCATTATCTGTCCAACTGTGCCCAATGATTGTTATAACTAACTGTCTATATTGTTTCTCTCCCGGTAATCGAATTTCAGCCTCTTGTTTGATTGTCATCGATAAACCCAAACCTGAGCCTTGTCTGGCTCTAATAGCTCGGATAAAGGGACGACGTTCCTTTATTCTCCAACCTAAGATATCTTTTACATAACTAGGTAGCCACTTAACCAATAGATTATGTATACGATCTACTACTTCTTGAGCACTCACACCCAAATTTAGTAGGACTTTGTGTAGGCGTTCAATCTCTTCATTTGACAAACCATCAAGGGTCTTCTTGATATCTTCTTCTGACTCTTTTCCCAGGGGCTTACCAAAATCCTTATCTTTTTGCCGGAGTAACTCTTTAATGATCTCACGAGTCAGGCCTTTGAGTGAACTCCAAATCAGCTCGGCTGCGCCGCCAGATTCAATGAACTCACCCAACATATCGGAGACTCTATCAGATAACTTGCTATGAGCTAGTAATAGCTGAGCATCTATCTTTTTAGCTAAGACACGATCTTCTTGCTGTAACGCTGCAATCTTAGCATCTTCTAGCTCAACTAGCATGACAATCTCCAGCCTGACAAGTGGGGCAATACCAAGTAGTACGCCCTTCTTGTTTTATCTTATTGATAGGGCTACCGCAGCAAATGCAGCGGGTCTTTCCATAAACATATAACGCATTTAAGGCTAATCCAGGCTGACCATCAACCCCACGATAGGCATCGAAAGTAGTTCCACGAAGGGCAATAGCCGTATCAAACATAGAACTACTCAAACGATAAAGTATCTGCAAAATCTCATCCGAACAGTTAACTACCTTAGTTGCCGGATCTACGCCCGTCATAAAACACGCCTCAGCTGCATAGATATTGCCGTAACCCGATATTATCGACTGATCAAGTAATGCGCATTTGATACTTTGGTTGTTTCGTAACCTAAGGCGTTTAACAAAGTCTTCTGCATCGATTTCGTAAACATCGGGGCCGATATCAAATGCTTGGTGATAAACCAGGGCATTGTCGTAAGTATATAATCTTCCGAAGCAGCGAATGTCATCGAAGTAACAAACAATCTGCTTGGTGACTAATCCCTTATTATAATGTACAAACTCGAAGCTAGCTCTGGTATGCTTTATTTCTTTGAATACAAGCCTACCAGACATTCCTAAATGTATAGCAAGAACTCCCGGTTGAAAGTTCATGATAATATACTTCCCTCGACGAGAAATAGATAGAAGCTTCTGGCCAAGCACTTGTTGACCTATCCAATGCTTTTTCAACTGCTCTCGAGGAAATTTAGCGGTCTTGATCACAAAACCATTAAGACTTTGCAGATCATTAACAACAGTTTGTACTTCTGGCAATTCAGGCATTAGAACGTCGTAACCTGAGACACACCATCTAGAATTAAGACAGATGTCGACTTAGCGGTGCCTACTCGTTGGGGGATGACACCGGGCGCTGCCGCCAAATCTCCAGCAACATTAGCTAAGAAGTAAGGGGCACCGGCCACAAACAATGCTGTACCAAAATCCACCTCTCCCACGAACTGTACTATTGCTCTGCTATCGGATGGCTTAGCAATTACGATGCCAATAGCTGGCATTGTACCTACAGCAGAGGCATCAGCCAAAGTAATACTATCATTATTGTAAACATATACAGCTTTTCCTATCGAAATAGATGCAGCGCAATGGTATACACCGCCAACGCCCTGCCAGGCAAAATCCGCCAACCAAGCGGCAATACCCTTGATCAAAACATAAAATGGCTTGTATTTAGGAGGAATGTAGGAATGGCCATCTTCATCTAGACTTTCCTTCCAGGTCTGACCCGTTTCTATTATTTTGTCTCCGTTGGGATTATTCGGACGAGAGTATGTAATATTATTGCTCTCATCTCCCAATGCTATTTTAGAACCATCTGTGCCATCAGCTTCGGCTACTTCAATTATATACTCTTTTAGTTTGTTAAATATATCATCAGGATCCGCAATAATCATTCTGGGATCATCGTTAGTTGACATCACTCCTCCAGCGTTGGCGTAAGCGTTCCTTGTAGATATCTAATCTGGACAAGGGATCGCGAGGTACGTATTCTAAGAGTCCATGATGCAAACAGATTATCTTACGAAGTTCATCATCAAGGAAACTTAAATACTGTGTAATTGGAACTTCTAGCTCATCGGGCTGCTTAATAGTTTCATCTGCTATGACACTACTAAGTGGGACTTTCTCGTCTTGGTCTATGAAATAATCTAAGGAACAAACATTACTTGTTCCAACACCTTCATAGATTGAATGAAGCTGGTCAATGGAATAACCAGTCTCCTTGGCTAACACGCCGGTCGAACAACCACCCTGCTCTGCGGTGATCTTAGACCTAACTGTTTCCAACCAGTTATAGTTTTGCCAGACGCCTATTGGAAGACGAATGAAGTTAGCCTGTTCTTTTAACAATAGCAAGATCGATTGACTAACCCACCAACGGGCGTAAGAAGAAAAGTTGGAATAGTTATGAAAGTCGAAATATGAAACAGCGCGCATTAATCCCGTTGCGCCATTCTGGAAATTGTCCAGTATTTGTTGCTCACTAGCGGAATGACCCCGAGCTATTTTGAAGACCAGGCGTAAGTAGGGGCGCATGACTTTCCCTCGAATACTTTTTAGCTCCAAAAATGTCTGATCAATAGATTGGCATAACTGATAAAGCTCATATCTATTGATATGCGCGGCCCTCTCCGTTAATAGCAAGGATTGATTGATGCCTGCATATCTTTCTTCTTCTTCAAGACCATCTTCTATCTGTTGACGAATTTCCATAGCTTCCAATAGCTGCTCAGGATAGTCCTTAACTACTTCGGCAAATAGCTCAAGCATACTCTCATAAACAGCTCGGGTAAATTGCAAATCATCAAGACACTGTTTAGTCGCGGCAATAGATGGCTTGCCTGAAGATAATAAATTCATCCAGCACATTCCCCGAGAAAGAGCAGCTATCTGAGTGTCATCGTATAGTCGCTCATCGGATTTATCTTTAGCCTTTTGTTGGATAAATAATGTCCGACCCCGCGTGATTCCTGCAGACACTTCTACAAGTAGATCAGCGATGTAATGTTCAACAAAATCACCTTGATTCAGTAGCTCATCGGAAGCCCGAAAGATTATTGCCTCAAACTCCGAAAAGAGCACACGCATGTGTGTTTTACTAAGTAAGGGATATCGAAATATCTCCTTATATAACTGACTAATTGCGCTTACACCTGTGTTGTCCATCATCATTCCATCAAGGGTTATATAATAGAAGTCTAGGAGACTCAAATGCTGACGCTAAGACAACTTATGATGACGACACCTAAGAATATTCGACAGAACATCCGGGGATGTCGTATTCGGGTTGTAACGGCATTCGAGGGGAACGATGACAACGGCAAGTATAAAGAAGTGCACATGCAAGTAGGATGCACTACTGATCCAAGGCTAGTACGTTATCGTTTTTATGGTCCTTCTGGTTCATCGTTGGCAACATACATTGATGAACCTCTATGGGTACATTGTTCATGTGAGTATTTCACCTATTATATTGAAGTAGCCCTAGCCGCTAGGGGATCATCTACTGTACTAGATAGTAACGGAAACTTTCCTCGCATTCGTAATCCCAAGTTCGTACCGCATTTATGCAAACATGCTTATTTTGCTGCACGACCAGCTACTGTGGTTCAACCTAAACTGCAGCAAGTTGCGGCTGCCGTTGTTAGTAGACGACGTAACCAATATATTGGTCGTCGAAAACACCAACTCCCACCAGATATTAAAAAGCTACTCAAGCCCTAATCTTAATACCAAAATCCGCGATTTCTTGTGCCGTTAGATAGCGAGGGAGAACCTTCTCAATAATACTCTCACGATCTGGCAGGTTAAGAAAGTTCTGTTTCTTTTCCTCGGCCGCTTCAAATAGCATAGCCATTCGACCTGCACGTAATGGCTGGCTTCCTAAGTCTTTTGCTGAATAGCGGGCGTCTGCCTTTTCGATACCATCTTGAAAAACTCGTTCTACGTACTCGGTGCGCCTATACGCCGCAGAGGTAGCACCATAAGTCGCTTCCACAATTTTGATATAGTCTTGGTAGCTTAACTTCTGGGCAAGCGCATTCCAGTACATAGCTTGTCTAGCCACGACTGTTAGATTATGCCAAGCCAACAAGAAAGATGTACCATAGTTAGCAGGCAAACTATAGACCTGCCAATATCGCACACGAGAACAAGCTTCGCAACTACAAGGCAAAGGGGTTAGATGATCCCAATAGAGAGTTGACTTATCACCAACATTCAACTGCTTGAGTTTCATGTCAGGGGTCAACCAATACATCATTTTGTTGGTACCCTGCAAGTAGACTGTAGAATCTGCGGTAATACAATCAACATAACTACCAATCCAAGCAATCGCTGGCATACGCTGTCCACCACTAACACCGAAGAAATGGTAATGCGGAACACGAGGTTGCTCCAAGATAGCGGTTAATAGATTTCTGAAGTTGGCTAGATCAGACCCATAGTTATCGGCACCAGCAGCCCAGCCATAAAACTCGTCGTTAGCTACATGCTTGGCCCAATCACTGGATTGTTGGTGATCATAACCATGGATGACATTAAATAGTTTGAGGTCTTTTCGTTTATGTTCCAAAAAGATTTTGTTGTTGCGAAGCTGCACTTCGGCCAGAGCTCTGATGACTCGATTGTCCCCATGATCAATGGGCCGAGGAGGAACATCTAGAGTCGCCCCAATATCGACAACACGATTATGCCAATCAATAACCCGGTAGGGATCAATCCAATCAGAAGACCCACCTTTTAATTGTGCACCCCCTGAGTCCCCTATGAGTTTTAGATCATTCTTTAACCAATCCCTGTTCTTGATCTTCTGCTCGAATCCATTATGTGCACTAATCAGAATATATTTGAGATAGCGTTCTCCCAAGCCCCCTTCAGAGTAAATACTCGTGCAAAGGCATTCATCAAAATCCCAATCGATAGGGCGTTTATCTTGATGATGTGAAACGACGATCTCACGATCGGGAAGTCGGATCTTTCCACCCTGACCAATCGTAGGGTCATCAGTTACCTCAATATGTGTAACACCGGTCTTGCCGTATTTTATATAGACAAAACCGTCCGTTATGCCATTTTTCCAACAGCCAGCGGGCACCCATGTGTACATCTATTCTCCCAACGAAAATGTTCCCTGTTTTTTACTGATTGCCTCGGGAATTATGCAACTTACTCAGCACTGCGTAGGGATCTTGGTCAAAGCAATATTCCTTCCAAGGACACTCATACATAACAGCTTCTGCAGGAGTAAAGCATAATCCAATGGGAACTTCCCCCTCATGCAGGGCTTTCTTTGCAAGTAAGTAACGTTCAACTATCTCATTGAAAACATCTCTATTAGGTTTCAGTAAGAATACCTTAAACTCGGGATTGAGTCGTGAAATGTATACAATGGCTATTTTCTTAATAGGCATCCCCGCGTCTTCCAACAGAGCTGCGTAGATGTTTGTCTGTAGAAGATAACTATGTCGGGGAAAACTCAACTTAGATAATAGACCAGTTGTCTTGAACTCCCACAAGAGATAACCATCTTCGTAGGGAAGTAATCCATCGGGATGAGCAGACAACCCAGAAGAGTGCGTTAGTAAATACTCCTCGTAGATAGTTTCTCTGTCACAATGCGGACAAGGACCTACACCTAAGTGGTTTTTGATAACAACTGCTTCGTAGTACTGGCATTTGGGATTCTGGCAAGACCAGTTACCGTAGATTTGATTGACTCGGCCCAACCATCGTTGCATAACAGAGTGTACGGCGGTGCCGATCTCTGTATAAAAATCCATACGGAAGGATTCTTCGTCTGGTGGTCTCTTACCATCCTCAGTCAATTGCCAAAAGACAAAATCTCGTGCACAAATGGGCTGACCACTAGCCCGAAAGTCCCACCGAGCAGCAGCAGGCCGAGCAGCCTTTTTCACCTCTTTTAAGACATCATTTAGAAGTATGTAAATAGAAGACTTGGGCGTACCCTTGTTGGTGGTATAATCTTTCATATGTTCCCTGTAAAATATTTACATGATAGAACATTATATCTGGTTAGGAGAATATGACATTACATAATTATTTGGCAGATAGTAGAGACATTTGCTTATCTTGCAGACACTTATCCGAGTGTCGGATATCAAGAAAAATACAGTATGAAGACAAAAAAAGTTATTGTTGAAGTAAAACCGCGCCTACTAATAGTAGATAATATAGTGCAGGCAAAAGCAGAAGCTGCTAAGATATACTGCAAAGTACAAGCGCTGGAATTTCGATTCTGGTGCGCGAAAAACGATGACTTGTGGATTGAAAGATGTTAACCACAGAGCAGCATATCTTAGCTGAGTTAACTAGGCTCGGTCTTCCCTTTGAAGTACGTAAGAATGATATCTCCATTCCATGCCCATTTCACAAGAGTTTTGGATTTAAGCTATGGATTCATAAATCAGGATCTATGGCGCGCTGCTGGGTTCCGCATTGTGGATGGAAAGGTAACTGGAACACCTTAGCGGCTGAAATTGGAGGTAAGGCCCTTAATGACCAAGATATCGATGAGTTCTCTTTATTACGTAATAAGTTGAGCATGCATGAGGAAAAGGGACTGAGAGAGCCCGAACTACCACTAGGGTTGGTTCGCTGGAAGCATGGTGCTTGGCGTAGTATTAGTGAAGAATGGCTTAGAGAGCTACCTGCATATCGATGGTACGATGACTCTTCCCATGGATACCGTATTCTCTTTCCTATCCATATCTGGGATGATCTGTTAGGATGGGTAGCTGCAAAGATAGACAGCACCGACAAGGTGTTTCCTAAGTATCGTAATAGTATGGGCCTTGATGCACATCGCGTGCTATTTCCCTTTAACAAGATTACAAATAATGTTGCTGTTATTGTCGAAGGCCCCTACGATGCCCTTCGTCTACAGTTTTACAAGATACCTGCCGTAGCTCTGCTGGGGGCAGGGCAGTGGAGTAGTATTAGCCAAAGTGATCTAACAACGTTGGGTGTAGACACACTTATTATTCTACCTGATGGGGATGAAAGTGGCAGAGCAATGCAACATCAAATAGAAAATGATGCTAGGGACACTTTTAAGTTGTTCAGTGTCACATTGCCTGAGGGAGAAGATCCAGGTTCTATCGGAGAAGATTACTTGCTATGGCTAAAAGATAGAGTAACTGCTCTAACGGACAGTCCCAAGTTCAGTGTGGACCTCAACAAAGCGTTGACGTAATTCCGTAGAAGATGTTAGTTTAGGACTGGTAAAATGGCAGATAAAATCTGCCGACCAGGACATCTCACTGGCGCTCTGCGAAGAGTCCGTAAAACTAATTCCACCTGGCGCAAAGAATCCAACCAATGTTAATGTTGGAAACTTTAAGCTATTATAGATAATATATACGTAGTTAGGTCTGCCGTCGGGTAGCGTATTTTCGGTATCTAGCAAGTTCATGAATGAATGAAAAGCATTCAATCCCCGAGGCATTGATAGCTCACCATTTTCCATGCGAACAGGCATACAGTTACCCGATTGGAATGTAAAGGACAAGACAGGCTCATCAAAAAATGTTCCTCTTGTTCGATCAAACCAAGTATGCGTAACTGTACCTCCACGAACCTTTTGTTCTGTAGATCTTAGAGCAAGTCTAAAGGACACTTCACTGGGATTGATGTTTGCAACGATATAGGAGCCGCTGACAAGGCCCATTGAGGACTCCCTCTCAGCAGCAGCCCTAATCGCCGCAACATCAATATCACCAGTGCCCGCATAATCTGCGGTAAGCCAGGACTCTCTTGTCATAATAAATGGAAGACGCTTACGATAGCTGGTATCTACAGAAGAATCTGCTGTATACTTCTCTAGTAGTTGCTCAATATCATCAACTATAACTTCTGTGACACCAGCCATGCTAGCTCCTTATGAAACGTCCTTAGATGTAAGTGATGATAGAACCTTTTGTGCTAGCTTACGCACCTGACCGGCACGACCACGCGCAATGATGTAAGAGCAGTCTTCCATTGTTAGCTCATCTTCCATTGCACGCAATTCCTGTAATGCCTGACGAACCTGCATATCCTCCGTATCCAAACTAGCGACAATCTGCAATACCCTGGCATTAATCATATCGTCTTGCAGATTTTCGAACTCAAAGTCATCCGCATTGTTAGCATTATTCGGCTGTAGAGGACCACCCGGACCAAAGGCAGGAGCGGCACCAGAGCTAGCATACTGAGACTCCGATAGTGCAGCGAGTTCTTCTCGTGCATCATCGGTATCTAGCTCTTTTGTGGCAACCTCGGGATCTACTAACTCCAAAATCTTCTTGCCCAGAAAACGCCTAAAGTCTGTACTAGACTGAATGGCAGACGCCGGAACCTCGTCGGATAGACAGACGGGCAATCTTGTGCGAGGAACCGATACTGAAATCACCTTATGCGTCCCAGGATCGGCAAAGGTGATATCCACGCGACCGCGGGGCTTGGTCCTAT